GTTTTTACCAGGGATAACTGTCTAAATCAAGCAATATAACCTGAAGTAGTGGGACCCCTTGCTGTAAGTTCGGGTATCGATATATATAATAAAAAGATTTTTGGTTTTTGTTTAGGATCCCTGGCCCGTAGGGCCAGGGAGAGAGAGTTAATCTAGTAAGACCATGTATTGTTTGGGAAAGTATTCTTGAAACCATGCAATGCCTTTACGCATTGTGTCGTAGTCTTCAGCTTGTTCACTACCCATGATTACATCATACACAGCAACAGCAAACCAAGGCAATAAAGCTGGTTGGTTACTAAATCTATTACGAACAATAATTAGTTCTTTAAATTTATCTGCTTTCTGTTTGAAATAATCTGCCTTGAATGGCATCTTATATTCTTTGCTGTCCCATTTAATTGTTTCTATTTTATCTGTCATATCTTGGATAATATAGGATAAGTCAAGCATTGTCAATAGCCCTTATTACTTTTGTTTTACATGGATTGCCACTCCAATCTGTTCCAGTTTCTACAACCACATCTATCGGTGTTTCTAGTGGCTCTCGTCTTGGCGCTAGTGCAAGCATACCTTGTATATTCTTCTCAACAAATTCCATTAAACAAGATTGATTACAAAAGTAATTCCACCAATGTCTAAACCAATAATTATCATTGGGTTGTCTGTATTTTACTTTCATTGTTCTTAGTACTTTATTGCCTTTGCTACCTCGCACTCTTGATTGTGTTTTGTGAGTATGGCAATTCGGACCATGGCACCAATTAAAACTCATCTGCCCCTCGCCATTTCAAGAACACAGATTACAATTATAAACATAAATAAAACTTTAATTTCTATTGGCATTATGCCCTCGCTTTCCAATGTCCTGTCGCACATCTATAATCGTGTTTATCACAATCGTAATAAACATAATATTCTTTACCTTGTTTGTTTGTTTTGATTTGGGATTTCTCATCGTGTTTCCCTCGTCTTGTTATGTGTGATTTGTATTTATTACACCAATAAGTAATATAACCTATTGTGTCTTTTGGTAGTTCATTATTAGTCATATGTATTTCTCTCTTTCTATACCTATCCTATATTAAATAGGATAGGTTGTCAATAGTTTAATTTACACTTTCTGCATTATTGTTTTCGTATAATAACCTCGCTTTAATTTTATCTGCTCTTGATTGATTTTTGTTCTTCATGCCTTTAATTCTTTCAGCAAGATTTTTAGGATTATAGATAACTAGCCCTGTACTATTAGTTCTAATTATTTCTGCGTCAGTAATATTTAAACCAAGTTCAGTACAAAGTTCTAGTGCCTCGTCTAAATATTTATAACCTTTTAAACCAACTTTAATTTCTTTCATCTGGTCTAAAACAGATTTAATCCATTTTTGGTGTGCAACAACAAATTGACCTTTTGCCTGTTTCCAAGAAATTAAAAAGTTAAACTCTTGTTCAGTACAAGCAATAGACCTATCTCTACAATAATCTCTACCAATTAAATCTAATTGATATTTTTCATTCCATTGTTTGCCATAACTACTATCATCATTTCCAAGATACTTATTGTTATTGTCAGTATATTTTGTTTTGTGTGGGTTGTTATCTTTGCCCTCTTGTTCAATCAAAATATCTGGGTTGCAATCTTCCTGTGCTTTTAGTTCATCACGAAATAAAGCATAACCATAATCATTGTCATTTGAATAAGAAGAATTGCTTTCAATATCAATAGTACCATTTAATCTAAAATCAAAATGTTTCTCAATGGTACTTGGAACAATCTTAACATTGTTATCATAATCTCGTTCCTCTTTCTCGCCCATATAATGAAAATGAAAACAACTATCTTTTGCAATAGTAGAAACATTCTCAAATTTATTTTGAAGATAGTATGCTTTCTCAACATCATCTTCGGTATAGTGTCGTCTTACTATTTGTTCAGCAGTTTTCCACGCATTGTCATTTAAGTCAATCTGATTTGCTTTCAGTTCATCATACTTTTGTTTTTCTTGCGTGTCCTCTTGTTCAAGGTGTACCCTCATTCTATTTGCTATCTTGTTTCGGTATTCTTGATTTAGTCTTAATCTAGTCATTTTTCCTCTTTCTGTTTTATTTTGCATGATTTGTTTTTAACACTTGACAATAGGATTGTCAAGGACTATATATGATTATCAGCTTCATTTGTAGATTTATCGCTGAACATAACTATAAATCTACGGGACAACCTCGGGTTGCATCACACCGCCACTAGTTGGCCGTCTTTGTAATCCAGAGGACTGATCCCTGGTCCTATTAGTGCTTCGGTCTATAGATCCGATTGTGTGAAGAGGACCTGGGATCGGTAACAGAAACCCACGTTAGCTAGTAGCGGGCGGTTACTGGTCATTGAGCGGCGGTTGACTGCTTTAAGGGGCATGCACCCATCAACCACAAGAAAGGAATTATGAGTAGAAGAATTGAGAGCCCAGTAATTTTAATTAACCATTGGCGCTGGCTGCAAGTTAATGGAACCAAGCAACAAGCCGCAAGCTGCAAGCGTCAAGCAGCAAGCTTGACAAGACGTTTATATGGTGTTATAGGAGAATCAAGGAGAAAGAATTATGAAAACAGATGAAGCATTAAAAATTATAGGAGGCAGCCTAAGCAAACCGTCAAAGATGCCTGGCTGGTCGATAGGTTTACCTGCCAAAGAATGCAAGACCGGCGGCAAGCTTCAGAAGGTCCCGGGCAGCGTATGCTTCGACTGTTATGCGCTCAAGGGCTGTTATGTCTTCAAGGTTGTTCAGGACGCACAGTATCGAAGGCTGGAAGCGTTGAAGAGCTCGGACTGGGTCCAGGCAATGGCTCACCTGATCAACAGTAAAAAGCCGGATGTTTTTAGATGGCACGACAGCGGCGACGTTCAAGATCTAGATCATTTAAACAAAATTTATGAAGTCTGTAGATTAACACCTACAAAAAAGCATTGGATGCCAACTCGAGAAGCTTGGATCAAAGATCACCTCGATGGCAAGCCTGACAATTTAGTCATACGATTTAGCGCGCCCATGGTTGACCAGCGGGCGCCTGCTTCGTGGCCTAACAGTTCGGAGGTTGTTAACAGCAACGCCAGCTGCCCGGCCCCTAAACAAAACAATGAGTGCAGAGACTGCAGACAATGCTGGGACGCCTCAATCAAAACTGTTAGTTATGGAAAACATTAAAAAATTCCCGCGTGGAATATCGGATCAGGTCATTAGCTTAACTTTAGCCGACGGGTGTAATGGTAGCGTGCACCTGGTCCGGGCCTTCAAGCCTCAAGCATCAAGCTTCAAGCGTCAAGCTCCAAGCTTTGAAAGATACAAGCCACAAGCTTCAAGCCCTTCGCTGCAAGCTTCAAGCTCCAAGCCACAAGCTGCAAGCTCTTGAACCTTGGACCCTGGAAAAAGTTTCACGGTCCTTTGACCAAGGGCCTCTACTAGGATAAAACTATTCTTCGGATGCTTAACATGGAAGCTAATTTGATGTGGAGATAGGCGTACCTTGTTACTCTTCGTAACTTTAAGTTCTACAGTGAAAAAGTGGCCAGAATTATTATAGCCCAATAGATCGGGAGTACCAAGTAAGCTAAAGTTTTCAATCCTAATCCATGAAATATTGTCGATAGAATTCTTAACTTTTTGATATAATTTACGCTCTGGTCCCATGTATTTTTAGGGGTAACATTGTCATTCATTTAATAGTCCTTTGCTAGTTTATCTGGCAAGATAATACTAGAAGGTCTTTGTGTTTTAAGAACTAATCTGTGAGCAGAGTGTCCTTTGAATCCTGGAATAGGTTGTGAGTTCTCGTGTACTTCCATTCTTCTTATGTCGTACAAAGTTCCGTTTACTTCACAAAATAAAACTGCATTCTTGATAGCGTCGGAGCCGGTCGTGAACTGCGCAAGAAATTCTTGTAGATCTTTTACTCTCATGATCCTTTTTTTCTTAGCTTGTCTGTTAATTCCTCTATCACTTTTTTATAACCTTGCAATAGATTTTTATCTTTTATATTCTCAGATTCTAATTCTTGTAAACGTATACGCAAATCACTATTAAGCTGTCGGTGGGTTTCATTGATAGTTTCTAAATCTTTGATTCTTTCAGATAAATCTTTCATATTGACTTTATAGGATAGTTACCCTAAATTGTCAACCATGGGTTTACCAAAGAGACTAACAGAAATGCAAATGAGATTCGCCGAGTTTTTAGTATTCGGTGATGAGACAGGACCGCTGACTCAAAAAGAAGCTGCGATCAAAGCAGGGTATTCACCTAACAGAGCAAGACAAGAAGGGTCCGAACTATGTAATCCTAGACTATCACCACTCGTTGTTAAATACATAGGTGAGTTGAGAGAAGAGAGATTAAGAAAACATGAAGTGACTTATGAAGGCCATGTTGCAGAACTTGCTAGACTTCGTGAAGCTGCGTTGAAGAAAGGATCTTTCTCTTCTGCTGTAAATGCTGAAGCGAACAGAGGCAAGGCAGCAGGACTATACATAGACAGAAAAATAATAAAAACTGGGAAATTAGAAGACATGTCAGAACAAGAACTAGAAGCAAGAATGAAACAAATCTTAGATGACTACGCACCTCTTTTAAATGTGACTCCATCTAAAGTTTCTGAATCTTCTTTACCCACTGACGAGGAATCATCGTCCGATCCCCAAAAGTAATTCCATCTTCATCTTTATCGTAAGACGCAAATAGTTTTATAGACTTATCATCTTTAGAATATAACCAACCTTCATTGACCGGTCTTGCTAACTTCATCTTATCAAACTCTTTATCAGTAGCCCAGCCAGAGTCACTGACACAATCAATCCACTCCACTCTGACTCTCGGATAAGGTATCTCGGGAGCACTTTCAGTTGCAATTCTTTTTCGTCTTTTCCTAGGCATAATCTCTTCTATCATATTTACATAAGGGATCTAGAAAGTTTTGAACTAACGAGACAAAACTGAAACCTTTCGCGGAAGGCCTTTTTGTATATACCCATAGGTGGACATTATTTTCTGTCCACCTAAACAAAAAGTGTCCCTAAAAGTGTCCACCCTAAAGCTAGTAATACCAACACTTTTAAGCCAAAAGTACAAAAGTACACTTTTTTTTGCTGATTTTTTTTCTAAAAAATTTTTAAAACTTTTCAGATCCCTTATAGTATGTTCTTTGCCTCTTTTTGGCCATAATGTAGCTCTATTACTGCCATCTTTTCTTCGGCCTGGGCAATTTTTTCAAGTAATTTGTCTATCTCACCTGTAATATCTGGGTGTTCGGGTATAATTAGTTCTTGCTCACTATAACATTTGATCTTGTACTTTGCGTCTTCTATCTCTGCATTGTATCTGTAGTTTAGAACCTTTCTAATGTTGTCATTCATTTCCACCTCCTCATTATAACAGTCCCATCTTTCTTTTTGTATATTTTCCATGACTTTTTGCCATCAAAATAATATCCGTCTAGTGTCATTTAAAGTCCTCCTCTTTCATTTTTACATTTGCTTGTTCTTTTTCGTCGTGTTTTAGGTCATAATACATGTCCAATCTTTTCAAAAACTCATGCTTATAGCGCCTTAATTCAGCACCTTCGACAACAAATTCTTGATAATATAGATCAGGAGTACACATCATTATGACTCCTTGCTCTATTTTCGAGTTATGGACGTAGTCATGAGCCATTGCATAAGCTGCAATCTGTAAAAAATAATCTCCAACCCATTCTCTTTGCTTTGGTCTATTTGATTGTTTGAAGTCAACAACAGTCTCTTTACCATTGTGAGAACAAATTAAATCTGTTGAGCCCGCATAGAGCCCTGGATAGTATAACGTGACCTCTGAGCCGTAATATTCATTGACCGGCGTTAAACCTATGTCTATGACCTTGGAAGCCATCTTTTTAGCTACCTTTCCTAATTCTGTAAGATCATCATAACCTTCACCCAATACATATTTTTCTAAAAATTTATGCATCGCAGTACCACGATTACTAGATAGATTCTTAATCTCTTCCGCTTTCTTTTCACCAACTTTGGCTTTCCATTCTTTCAAGAATGTCTGGTCCTTGGTCCGTGATAAAATAGTCGTGACTGATGGTAATCTGTGTCCGGCTACATCATAGGTCCGTGTTCCATGGTCATCGCTCCTTGTACCATCGATGTATGTATATTTACTATTATGTTTTATCTTTTTACCTATGTTATGGTACTCTTGAATATCTTCTTCATTCATCATTTTTTCTTTCTTCTCTTTCTTAATAATTTTACTCTAGTATGCCAGCACCACTCACTCATCTTAATGATATAAGTTTCAACAGCCGATATACAATCGTCCAGGAATCCACAAAATTTATATATCAATCTATCAATCATAGTTTATTTTTTAATTCTTTTAAATATTTTTCATCGTCTTCATGTAATGGTATATCTCTCTCGGGCATGTCTTCGTAGAACTCTAGATGTTCATCTTTCTTTTCTTTTTTTCCAAATATTTCACCCCATCTTTTACGATAGGTATCATTAGAAACCCTTGATTTTCCGTCCCATTTTGGCTTTTTATTCTTAGACATATTTTTCTAAAAACTCCTTAACTCTACATACTCGTTCATATAATTCTCTATAAGTTAACTCACCTTTCATAGCATTAGCATATCTTTCAGCAAAAGAAAAGTTACTTGGATGATTGTTAGTTCTATCACTATCTCTATGATCTACTTCAGTATAATTACTTTTAGCATTTATAACATTTCCAGTGATAGCTGATCGTGTATGTGGAGACATGATGGGTTTACCATCCGCATAAAAATCCCATTCTTTAGTATGTGGGTGTAATGATTGTACTGGTGTCTTCTCGTTAACTTCTATTCCAGGCCAGATTTCATTCAAACAATCTTTGACCGCGATTCCTTTGTGTTGTAGTTTTTCTTTATTTGACATGTATGTTTCTCCTTCTGGATACCGCTTACAACCATATAGAAAAGCTCTACCTTTCTTACGTAATAAAGTTGTAAACGTCTCCTCTTTTATTTGTTTTTTTCCTCTAGGTCTAAATAGATAGGCCCATACTTTGTGCCATTTAGTTCTACCAGAGTTTTCGTTTATTCTTTGTATAGCTCGTTCAGGATCTTTGTAATAACTTACCATTCCAAGAGAACAGCCGGCTAGTTTAGCTATCTCTCTATATTTAAGAGTAGGTTTACCATCGACAAAATATTTTAAAACTTTAGTTCTAAAATCTTTTTCTTTTGAAATATTACTCTGAGCCATTTGTAAATACCCATTTTACTATTGATGTTGCTGGATCAAAGCCATCAAACTTTAGATCTTTAGTGCAACTGGTAAGAACCACCATCATCAATAAGACCATCATTACTCGTCTCATATAACTCCCCTTCCGAGTCACAGTCCCAGCATTGGTGAACTGTGTCTTCTTCCATTAGACTAGCTACTTTTACAAAGCCATTACCTTTACAGGTAGGACAAATGTATTTCTTTAACCTAGCTTTTTTTAACTTTGCCATTTAATTTCTTCGCTTTCTCGTTTGCTATTGCTTCAATTGTTTTAGCTACACTTAATTTTGCGTCGGGCAATATTACCTTCGACAATGCTTCTAAAACCCTGTATGTTTCTTTTGATAGAGAAACATTCTTATACTTACTCATGTCTGTCATAAGTTTTTTCCTTTCATATTTATAACCCATATATAGGTGATAATATAGGATTGTCAATGAAAATATTGTTAAGTTTAGTTATTTGCTCACAAGTTGCAGGATCTTGCCTGGAGCCGTACGAATGGCCAACAAGATTTGATACGCAATATGATTGTTTAATGTTTGGTTATGAGCAGTCTACTATAAAAATGAGAGAGATAGGTCCAGTAGAAGTTAACAAATATAATATGTTTATAAAATTTTATTGCACTCCAGAGAATACAATTTGACATCGTTGATTTAAAGTGGTAACGGTAAGACTCTTCTCACCATTACCTACCCTTATTCTTTCCCTCTTTTAGGGTAGGTGTTTTTATTCATATCAAACCCTGTAATTTCCGTGCACGTACTTTTACAGGGCCAAAGGCTCCACACCTCCACGGTACTTGCCGCTTCTTAGGTTGCCGTACAGAGGCTAGCGCGTAGCATTACTTGGACGGAGGTCCTTTTCATAATCAAAATTTTTCTTTGTCCCACATTAATAACAGTAGGACAGCTAGTAGTATTGGTAGACTACTTACAAATACAGCCAATAAGATCGCCACTACCATCTTTCATTACATGAACATTGAACGGTGGTTCATGATACGTTGTTAAATGCAAACGTAATATATCACAAAGATCAAAACAATTTACTTCGTCCAGTAATGACATACCCGCCGTCATCTCCTTTGTGACAGTTACTAACTGATATAACCCGTCGTTTAGAAGTATTAAGTCCATTATTTGCCGCTTTGTTTATTTGTTTTAGCAAGTTGTTCATTGGTCCTTGTTCCGTGAAACAATACAGCTTTCAATCCTGGTGCTTTTATCTCGACATCTACACCATATGAACGCCATTGTCGTTTCATGATATTTAGTTCAAGCAAAAAGGTAGACCACTGTTTTTGTGAAATACCTTTAGGCCTGATAGTTATTATTTTTTCTTTACTCATCTTAATCTTTCTATATCTAAGCTAAATGTATGACTGATACAATGTTGTGTCAACATACTTTCAGTAAATTTTTCTTTAGTGTTTATATCTACTTTAGGCCATTTACTATCTCCAGACCAAGCCATACCACTATATAAATTAGCATCTAATAATGCCTGTCTATATATCTTCCATCTTTTCCAAGATGCATCGATAGCTTTTTGACGTTTTGGAGTCATACGTTTAGGCTTACGCCAGTTACTATGCTTCATCATTATCTCGTACGCTTTTTCAGTACAATCTAATTTATTCGCCATCTGGACCTCGAGACGGTTGATGTGATAATTCTACCATTATCTTCCATTGATCCCTATGAGTAAATGCACATTGGTCAAATTTACTACAAGCTTCATCAGCACTGTCTGCATTAACATACATATTAAAGTTAAATAATACATTGTTAAACACATAGACTCTATTTTCTTTTTCATGATAATCATCATGAGGTGCTGAGTCTTCTAATTGTTTTACTTTTTTACTTTTTGCCATAACTTTCTTCTTTCTGTGTTAGTTGTTATTTGTATAATATATAGGATATCAAAGGATATTTGTCAACCCTTATTTTCCCTGACCTTTGTAGGCCTTGAAACTACGTCGCTTTGACTTGTTCATTTTGCATTTACTAGGATTACGACCAATCGAAGTTTTGTGAAATATAGGTATATGAGCTACTTTTGCGTATAAACCTTTAGCTTTTGCCATTAAAATACTCCTTTACACCTTCTGCGTTAGGTAGTGATGGTATATAACTTATCTTACCATTTACATATTGTTCTAAATCAGCACCACAAGTTAAACATCTATAAAATCTTCTAGTTACACCAACTAACATAGTGTACTCTTCACAGTCAGGACAGATACCGTTAACTATTTCTGTATGAATCTTTATTGTTTTTTTCTTTTTTCCTGTCATAAACTTTCTTATTTTTTACCACACGTTGATGATAACGTCTATCTTTTAATTCTCTAGCTATCTTATTCGAGGATGAGTTTTTTAATACTTCTGCTACCATCAATATTTGACTCTAATTCTGCCATAGATTTTATGCATTGATACTTGACATGTCCATCAGGTTTTAACTGGCGTTTAGCTACACGTGCCCCCTTGAGACATTCAGACATTGACGTTTGGATACGTGCCTCCTTGATCTCTCCCTGTACAATCATAAGTAGGGCAACGACTAACTCTGTCATACTACCTTACCTTTGTTTTCACCTTGCTTGATAACATATTTTTGTGTACCATGTTTGCCAGTTTCTACTTCTTTTTTTAAATCTTTAACATAACTCATCTGTTTAGCTTCTTTGTTTATGTGAGCTATGTAGTCTAAAACTTTTTTAGTTATACGTCCCGTTGCCATTTGCTCTTACCTTATCTTTTAATTCTTCTATATCTGCTAATGCTTTTTCTAATTGTGTATTTAAAAATTCTATATTAACTTTGTTTGTCATGTTCATTTCTTGAGTCTTTTCCATTTTCTCTACGGACTTATAAAGATCCTCGATTAAAAAATGTTGCTCCTGGTCCGTGGGCACTTGTTCTGACTTCTTTAATAAATCATTTTCAAACAACTCACGTGATGTCTCTAACGATACCAACCTTGCCGTCAGCTCCGTGTATGCGAACGTGCCGGCTGCGACGAGCAAAATTAGTGAAGCTACCGTCTTCATCGGCATCTGCACAGCAGCGGATTCTGATATATTTAAAGGTTTTTTACTCATTTTCTTTTGGTTTTGGTAGCGGCAGTATATAATCTTTTGGTGGAATTTTCAATCCACCTTTGTCCAATTTGGTTTTTCCTGAATTTATGAACTTATCTCCCATTAAATTGACATCTGGGTTTTCTTTTTTATAGTCATCTTTCATATCATCCCAAAGACTTTGTGAGTCAGATGGTCTAGTATTATCTCTTGCAGGAGTCACACCTCTGCATTTAGATACCAATAAATCAAAGTTAGAATTGTATGCAAGACTTGGATTACTATTTACCCTGCCACACATTTTCATTAATTCTAATTGTTGTTTGATTGCCACGTTTTCTTTTGCTGTTTTACAGTCTGTGCCTAAATATTTTCTGTAAGTAAAACTTAAGTATTGTTGTTCATTGGTGCTACTGTCAGAATAATTATAATCAGTCTCTCTTTTATCGGTTCTTATTTCAAACTCTCCACATCTTACACCATAGTCGTTAAGGTATTCGTTTCTAGGATACGCAGGTTCTACAAACAATGCTAGAATTGTTAAGGCTAAGATAATTAGTCCTGTAAAATAATAATTCATCCTGAGAACCTCCATACATTACCTGTTTAAATCTTTAATATCATAATCATGTTCTCTGACTTGATCTGCTAATTGTCTGTATAAATTCTCTGCCATCTGCCACGTAGATTCAGCAGAAGTTAATCTTGTATTTTGATCTACAATTTTATCTTCAGCAACTTTTAAATCTCGTTTAAGATCTACAATTTGTTGTTGGTTTGAGTTAATTGTATCTGTAAGATTTACAACATATCTAACGCCAGTAAATGTTCCAACTAATACAGATGCAACAACAGGTACTAATACAAAATTTTTTTTTAATAGACTAGCTAGATCCATTATCTAGTCCAAAACATTAATCTTTTAGAAAAATTTTTTATTTTATTCCAAATTTTTTTAAACATTTTATCCTCCGTTATTATTAAAGGTTCTAAATTACAGTCACATCCATCAATTGGACATAAAATTGCTCCTCTGTGTGGGTGTCCACAAAAATCACATAAATTTAAACTCATTTTTTCTTTTCCTCAATTTCGTAGAAAAAATTGTCAGTATCTTCTGTTACCCACTGACTAGCATCTTCTACATTCCATTCATTAGTTTGTACCTTCCAATCAGGAATAGTTTCTTTCACAGTGAAAGAAGGTAAATTCCAAATAATTCTATTGTTAGGTTGTGCTGCATACGTGCCGTCTTCGAGGGCCATTATGTGTGCGCACTTATGCTCGTGCGGTATTTCAGAATGTTCTGTATCTACTATATTACTCTCTGGGTGTGCAAAATCAATAGTAAATAAATATTTGCCATGGTAAGTTTTTTTATCTTTACCAAAGTATTTACCTGATTGACCGGCTAATATATCAAAAGTAGTAATAGCAGGATAATAACTAAAAGAATTCCAAAGCTCCAATTCATCAAGTCTCTTATTGGGAACAGACTTGGGGTCATAACCACGTTGAATAAAAGCCGTAATTGGGAGACGATAAAAGATTGCACCGTTTTCCATAATAGCATGCCATAAGATAGCGCGACCTGTAATACAGCTAATACCAAAGATAATGCAGTCTTCAACTTCTCCATGATGTTTTTGTAAGTCATATAAATACTCTCTTTTTATCTGTGCGTATTGTACAGGAATATTTGCATTTAAGTAAGCCATATTTTAACCTCATTTAATTGTACCCCAATTGGGTCCAGATTCATAGTCTACTTTGTTAGGCACCTCTAACTCAACAGCACCTTCCATAATATCTTTTATTTTATTCGCTTCTAAACTATTTTCAACAGATATATCAAGTTCATCATGTACTTGTATATGTGGTGTGATGCCTTCCTTGTACAAATCAATCATAGCTTTTTTTGTCATGTCAGCTGCTGATCCTTGTATTAATCTATTTAAAGCTTTGTATGTATAAGCTCGCTTGATTCCTGGTCCGTGTTCCGTGAGCGCGTCAGCATGAGGCAATGGTTTATGTATACCAAACTGATTAGGTTCCCATAGATGAAACCTACATAGACGTCCCAACAATGTACGGATTTGTCCTCTGTTTTGAGCACGAGAAGATACGTTATCCATAAGTTGTTTTACAAAAGGTACACGTGAATGATACTGTCTAAATAAATTATCAGCTTTGTCTTTAGATACACCAAGCTCTGCTTGTAGTTTATTCTTACCCATACCATAGAACAGACCAAGGTTTATAGTCTTGGCCTGTGATCTAGGTATCTCTGCCATGTCTGCTACGATCTGGTGAAAGTCTACATTTGAATCATTGTAGGCATCCAATACATCGTTCACTCCATAGAGACTCTGTAAAGCTGCGTAATGCACAACTAATCTTGGTTCTTGTTGTGAGTAGTCAAAAACTCCCCAAGTACAACCTTCTTCTGGTATAAATAATGATCTAATAGCTGGTCCTAGTTCTTTGTTTCTAGCTGGAATCTGTTGTAGATTAGGATTTGAATAACTAAATCTACCAGTAACTGTGCCTCCAGAATCAGATCTTAACTGATTTATTTCAGCATGAATTCTTCCTTTATGTGTATGTTTTATTATGGTATCAATAAATGTTGTATGAGCTTTATTTATTTCACGAGCTCTAGCAATTAATTTTACTGTCGGGTGAGGATGGTTTTGTAAAAAGTTTTTAGTAAATGATGGAGAATTTGTTTTTTCAGTTCGGTCAAATGGTAGGCGCAGTTTTTCAAAGACTTGCGCAATGGAACGTGCAGCCCATATTTGAGTATCTACTCCTGTTTCTATTTTTACTTTTTGTAGGCATTCTTTTTCTTCTGATGATAGTTTGTTTTTTAATTCGTTGGCTGCTTCTAAGTTTACTCGAACACCTAAAAAACGCATATCGACTAGGCAAGGAAAAAGTTCTGTCTCTAAATCAAAAATAGATTGTATATCTTGATGTTGTATTTCTTGTTTCATTCTCTGCCACAAATCTAAAGTTACAACAGCATCTCTTTCAGCATACTCGCCAACATACATCGCTGGCAATTTATACATCTCAGACTTAGCATCTATACCCCAAAGGTTAGCAGTTTCCTTCAATACAGCTTCACTTTTGCCTTTTCCAACGTAATCTCGACCCATAGAGCCTAAATCGTATCTATACCTGTTCTCGTCTACGAGAGAGCCAGCAATCATGGTATCTACAATAGTACCATTAATTTTAAGGCCAATAGACCTAATCCAGCACACATCATACATAGCATTATGAAATATCTTAATAGCAGGTGTATTTAATACATCTTTAAACCAGTTTAATACTCTTGCCTTATCCATGTTACCACCACCAGCATGAGCAATAGGATAGTATCCAGACCAACCTTCAACTGCCACAGCTATACCAACAATCTCTCCTCTGTTTGTTACAGAGCCAGATCCCATTTGTTTTAACTGTGGGTCTTTTGTTTCTAAGTCAATTGCAATCTCATCATACTTTGATAGATCAGGAAATGTTTCAGGTGGTGTCCATTCTACTTGTGGACTAAACATAGGTTTCTGTATCATTTGTAATCCCTTTCTATAATCATTTCTATAAAGTGTATTGCTTTCAATAAATCTTGTTTCTTTCCCTTATCTCTATGTCTTATAATATATTTTATAGCACAACCTTCAGGGTATAGCAATTCATTCTCTACTACAAACTTGCTTGGTTGAATTTTATATTTTTGGTAGTGACTCCCGCCGTGCTGCTTGTCCCATACTTTACTCATAGTTTATATCCTTTGTATTCTTGTTTTGGTGATATTATATGTAGATGTTCCTTGGTCCGTGTTGCACCAACATAGAACAATCTATTCTCATCATCAGCATTTCTTTCATAAGCTTTCATAGTGTTCTCACTTAAATCTGTAAGCAGCACTACGTTTTGTGCTTCACCACCTTTAGCTCCATGAATAGTTGATAATGTTATTCTTGGTCTTTCGTTTAGCTTTTCTCCATTCTTTCTCATTTGACGTAAATAATTTATGTCTCTACTAGGTGCATCATCAAAAGCTTCAAACCAAACAGTGTTAGTTTTTAAACCATAACTTTGTTTTAATATTTCAAAGTCATGATAGCTTTCTTTCAACATACCTTTTAATTTAGTCTTGTCGCAATTATTAGACATATAACTATATATTCTTTCTATTTGTTTGTATGACATTGGTTGACCTTTACGTAAATTTTCCCAATCAACAGCTGCATTGTGTAATTCTTGTTCTTTAGTTTTTTTAAATCTATTTTTATAGTAATACCCATTACGATATAATGTTTCTTCTAATTCATTTAACATGTATTTAGTTCTGGCTAACACCAACCATTCTCCTGATGACATATCTATTTGTTCAAAGTCATCGTAGTTAGATAATAATCCTTCATGTACTTTTGGTTTCCATGTTTTATCTATTCTGTTTTTAATTTTATTTATTATATTCATTGCAACATTGTGTACTTTTGCAGGTATTCTGTGTGATTGTGTTAATGGCATCATCAAACCTTTTTGTGCTATAAAAGAATCTACATCTGCACCAGCCCATCTAAATATAGCTTGGTCATCATCACCTGCTATAAAAGAATCTTCTGTTTTATTCCAAATAGTTTTTGCCATATCCCATTGCATAAGAGATAGATCTTGTGCTTCATCTATAAATACAACATCAAACTTTGGTGACTTATCTGATTTTATAAACTCTAATATCATGTCATTAAAATCTATAAGACCATATTCTTTTTTATATCTTTCAATCTCATTAGATATAATACGTAGCTTATCTCTTTCTAAATCTTGATTATGTTCAGCTAAATCAAATTGTTGTTCTGGTGTAATATTTCTAAGTTTTGATAAATTTATTATTCTTAAATACTCACTATCAGATGTAAAAATACCACCATGGTCATCTTCATACTTTGCATAGTTTACTGGAAAACCAAGTTTTTTTCCTAGATCAACATAGTGTCTTCTCTGCATTACGTTATCTTTTTTTAATCCTAGTTTTCTAAATGCTAGTGAGTGTAGTGTTCTAAAATATGGAAGATCATCTTCTGTAAGATTAAATTTTTTAATTGCTCTGTCTCTTGCTTCGTATGCAGCTTTCTGTGTAAATGCAAAGTATCCTACTTTGTCTGGATCTGTTTGTTTTAGATAGTCATCTACTTTATTCAACAACGTAGTTGTTTTTCCTGTTCCTGGTGGTCCTAGTACAATTGTTTTCATATTCCTAAGTGTAAGTATATCCACAATGCAGTAAACATTGTAATTGCTAATAAATCCATTCTAGCAATCAATATGGGTCCTCCTCTTTTAATATTTTCTCGTTGTAAGAATCTTTCTTTTTGTCAAATTCTTTTACCGTAAATACAGATATTTTTTCTTTACCTAATCTTTTATCTTCACAACCACATTTTTCTTTCAACATCTGACCTGTTCTTTGATAGCCTACATCCCATCTACGTCTTATTAAAAACTGATGATAGAATCTATCGAATACAAAATGATGAGATCCTTCTGCTGTCCATACACCACCTTTTTTAAGATCGTTCTTATCTGTTGATACTTGTCTGTTAAGACAAAATTCTTCTAAATGATTTTGGAGTTGATCTTCTGTACGCATACCTTGTGCTGGTTCTGTTACTTCTGCGTTGTTTAATAATAAATTTGTAATAACCACCCAATCTTTTTCTTTTAATGTTGGTGGTCTAAATCTTAATTGTTTCATACATGCTTCTTGAAATAAACTTTGTTGTCGTAAGTATTTAACATTCTCTAAGTATAATCTTTCTCCATCTACGTTTAGGTAGTAGTAAGGGTCCTCCAAGTCTATAACCTGGAGGTCGGTTAGCCCAGGAAACATAATCTCCTGGCCGATACCATATTTCCTAGTTCGACATAAAGTTTTATCACACATACTACACATAGGTTCATCTTTACATTTATAACCCCATTCTTTTTTATCGTGTTGATTTACTATGATCTGTACTTCTGAATCAGACAATGGTTGTTCCATTGCTGTTGCATTAAACATAATTATTTTTGATTTCCAATTACTAGGCCATTTAGATTTTGCGTAAGTTCCATAATGAAACAAAGCATTATTTCTACCACCTTCTCCTATTTTATTTAATGCAAGAGTTTCTATACAAGGCGGTGCATCGTTATATTCTGATTTAGGTCTTTCTACATTTATAGTGTCAACATCTTTTTGTTTTTTATTTTCATACAATAAATAAAAAGCATCTATATTAACAGCATCACCTTTATCATTAAAGGCATATCTTGTAGAATTATTACCATTAAAATATGGTAAGTTTAAAAAATTTCCTGTATCATCTTGCGATTTTAATTCTGTTTGTTTCGGAAAAACTTCTGATCCACCATAACCCAATACAGCTTTTATTTGAGTTAATTTATCTTGCATTGATTTTGCACTTACAGGTTCTTCTGTAAATAAAAATACATGTGCACCACCTGATTTAGATCTGAATACTATTAGTGGTAGTTTTAAAAAATTTATTTTATCTATTAATTGTTTGTGATCAAAACCTGCGTACGAATCAATATCTATACAACCCCATTTACAAGTATTGTTATCATCAATAGGTATTACACCTAAACTTTCTATACCTTCTAAATGTTGTTGCCAAAGTAAATCAGTGACTGGTTCTCTTTTAACAAAAGATTTACCTTTTACTTTTGTGCCATTACCGTTTGATTCACCAACTTTAGTGACACCATGAGCACGTTCTAATCCTGAGAATATATGTTTAAATTTTTCAATCATAATGCAAAGTGGGCGTTTCCACTCTCGCTTAGACGCCCACTACCTAGGATACGGTTAGTATGGTTGTTTCGAGTCTGCCTCGTTATTACCATGCTTCGCCTCAATCTCACCTTTACCTACTTGTTCTGCAAAACGTTTAGCCATATCGTAGATAGATTTATCTTCGACAGGACCAACTTTTTCTACATCCCAACCAAACCATGTACCTTTGTCGTTAGACATCTGTACGGTCTTTAGATTATAAATGTGACTATATGTTGGCGGAGTAAAAAGTCCATTTTTACCCTGCATTTTGATACCCATCATCATTGAGTTCCATTTTCTACTAACTTTAAGTTGAGTAGCTTTCATAGAAATCAAAGCTGTTGATGGACTATTACCAGTTACAAGTACAAAGTGATCGGCAGTATTTTCAAGATAGTTACCATTAGGTAGTCTATCTTTATAATCTTTACCTCTAGTCGTTTGACTAATTATATCACTGTCTGCCTCATGAATTGCAACAGGTGCACCAGTGCTGGTACCTCTATCTTGCCATTCAATGTACTTTCTTTTGTAATGACATGGGACAACAGTCAACATATCATACAGTTCATTGGTAACAGTATTTATTATTTTGCCGGGTTCTGCGCCCTCGACATATTTACCATCTCTTTTGTTTACCTCTGGAGATAGCTGTCCCAAAACTTTCAAGAAGGGTAACGCAAGATCTTCCTGCGCAATGTTTTGAGTACCTTTGTTAGCATCAGCTTCCATATCAAATGTTGCCAATACTCCTTCTGTTTTTGTTGCTACTTGGTTCATGTTTATTTGTTCCTTTTTATTGTAGTTTTATTTTCAGTATAAACACCAAAAATTTCCGTTGGCATGTCTTTACCTGCCTCAATACGCTCACGGACTAGCGCTTTCAGAGTCATGGACTCAACCTTCATCTTACGTGTCGGTTCAAGTCCTTGACCCTTCGCAAGTTCGGCATAATCAGCCGCCTTGTTATCTTCGTTAGACCCAAAAGATACGGATATCTCGTTTTTGATTATATCCCCTAGTCCATTGTTACGAAGCCAGTTAAACGCCGTCTCTTTGTTGGCCTCTGTTATATGTGCCTTGTACGACGTAGAAACTTTTAGATGAGAACCATCTGAAAGTTTTAATTCTGATAAACCCATTTCTGTCATCATAGTTGGTATGACGTCTCCAGAAATACGTTCTATATCTCTCTTAGTATTCTTAATATTATTTTCTTGAAGTTCTAATCTTTTATTTAGATCTTCTAATTTTTCTACTTGATCTGCAAGAGACTGAATACCATCAGTCTTTTTCATTGCATCTTGTTTGTCTGCTTCAAAATTAATTGTCATTTATTTCTCCTCTTTCATATAAGTTTATTTCTATTGGATAATACTTTCTTTCTTGTTTATCCCATTTAAGTATTTTGTATTTTCCATTTGTAATATCAGAAACTAAAGAACATGCTACACCTATTAATGCTGGATCACCTGTTAATAACAAATAATCATTTTCTTTAAAATGTTTTAACCCATGTCTCAATTTTCTTATAAGAGGTCCTGGAGAAAAAATCATTTGAGAAAACTCTGGTAATAAAAAATTTAAGTCACCATATTCAAGAGCACCTACAATATTTATTTTAGGGTTTCCTGCTTGGCTACCTGCAACTTCTTGGATTACGTATACTTTATTTTCTTTCATGCTTGACAATATAGTTAAATAATATTATATGTCAAGTCAGAAAGTAAAAAGTTATGAACTACAAATTTAAAATGAAACCTTACAAGCATCAATTGACTGCTTTAGAAAAGTCATGGAATAAAGAAACGTACGCATACTTCATGGAGATGGGTACAGGTAAAACAAAAGTATTAATCGATAACATGTCTATGTTATACGACAACGGTAAAATAGATGGTGCATTAATTATTGCACCTAAAGGTGTTGTTAAAACTTGGTACGATCAAGAACTACCAACACATTTACCAAACCATATTGAAAATGTGTCTGTATTGTGGCAATCCAATATAACAAAAAAACAAAACGAACAACTTAACTCCTTGTTGTTGTGTGGAACAGAGCTTCATATTTTTATAATGAATGTTGAAGCTCTGTCTACTAAGAAAGGTGTCGAATTTGCGTCAAAGTTTTTAAATTCACACAATGCTTTAATGGCTGTTGATGAATCAACAACTATTAAAACACCTTCAGCACAGAGAACAAAAAATATAATTAAACTTGGTCAACTTGCAAAGTATAGAAGAATATTAACAGGTTCTCCAGTAACTAAAAACCCTCTAGATTTGTATACACAATGTCTATATTTGGACCCATACTTATTAGATTTTCAATCTTATTATGCATTTAGAAATAGATATGCAGAAATGAAAACATTAAATGTGAGAGGAAGATCAATCCAGGTTGTAAATAAATTTATTAATCTTGGAGAGCTATCTGATAAATTAAAAAATTTTTCATACAGAGTATTAAAAGAAGATTGTTTAGATTTACCAGAAAAAATATATATGAAACGACATATTAAACTCACACCAGATCAGTCTCGTATTTATGAACAAATGAAAAAAACAGCTCTTGCAACTCTAAATGGTAAAGTAACAAGCACAATGACTGTTCTTACTCAACTTATGAGACTACATCAAATAACTTGTGGTCATTTTACTGCTGATGATGGCACTATTCAAGAAGTAGAAAGTAATAGACTAAATGAACTAATGTCTATTCTTGAAGAAACAGAAGGTAAAGTTATTATATGGGCTAACTATCAATTAAGTGTAGGTGAGATTATACAAAAATTAATTAAAGTATATGGAGAAGATTCTTATGTTCATTACTATGGACTAACACCACAAGAAGTAAGACAAGAAAATATACGTAAGTTTCAAAATGATCCTAAATGTAGATTTATTATAGGTACACCGCAGACAGGTGGTTATGGTATTACACTTACACAAGCTAACACTGTTATATATTATTCTAATGGTTACGATTTAGAAAAAAGATTACAGTCAGAAGACCGAGCGCACAGAATAGGACAAACAAAATCGGTAACATATGTTGATCTTATAGCTGAAGATACTGTTGATGAAAAGATAGTAAAAGCATTACGTGATAAAATAAATATAGCTTCTGAAGTTATGGGTGAAGATTTAAGAGAATGGATCTAACCTACTACTTTGCCACCAGACCATTTCATTTCTGGAAGTCCTTCAGTGTATCTTTTACCATCAAAAGTTAAAACTTGTTTTCTATTTGAATCTGATTCGTGATAACTAATGTGTATCCATCCACCTGCAGGATCTTCTGGATCATAAAATTCCATAATTAATTGGTCAAAGTCTACGTTATTTTGTAACCAGTAAGCTACTTTTATATTAGGCACTCCAAATATTTCTAGATCACAAGCCTGGCCCTTTGCATGCTGTGAAGTCTTTTTGCTTCCGATTGCTTCACATAACGCTTCTGACCTGTAGCCCGAAGTAATTGTAACTGGCTTGTCAAAGTGTGCACGTAATGGTTCAAGAACCTCATAACATAAGTCTCCTAAACTTTTAATCTCTCCAGCTCCTGGAGTATTGTCAATATTTTTCCGCGTCGCTGTCATCGACTTGGTCATTTCTTTTAAACTAAAATGTTTTGATAGCTGCATTATTGTGACATGTCCATAAGTAAGGCAAGTATTATAGCTCCGCCTCCACCCATGATCATCTTCTCCATTCTTGATACACGTTCTTTAATTTCTTTTATTTGTTCAAAAGTTTGTTTCTGCATAATCCGACACAATTTTTCATGGTCGTCTATTTTCTGTAATGCAGATCTTTTAGCCATTATATTGTAACCCCCGCTACAATAAAAACCCGATAGGACTTGCCTATCACACCGCCCAAACTTTTAATTTTGTTTTTTATCATGTTCGTCTAGCTATTTCCTTTTCGTCCGGAGATAGTAATGCACTCTCTGTACGTGTCAAGTTGTTAATTGGGTTATTTTGTTGCGATAATAAACGCGCATTTGGCATTGGTGTAGGCGGTAATGCAGATTCACCTTCTGGATCTGTGTCTGGTAAAAAATCTTTTAGACTTAAATTAAAATCACCATATAAAGATAACGTTCTCATTATTTGAGACATGGCTTGTATAGTTGGTCTAGCACCTAAAAATACATTTGCTACATTTCCTCTTCTAGCATTATCTTCAAATACTTCTTGTAATCTTTCAGATGGAAAGAATGGATCAAATTTTCCACGTTTAAGTTCTTCATAATCAGATTTCAAACCACGTTTATCAAAAATTTCTCTTAGTTCTCTTGGTGATAAACCAAGTTCTTGAGCACTATTAATTAAATTTAACATTTCTTTTCTTGTTTCAAATATAGATCGGTTAGCTACAAAAAATCTTTCTATAACATCTTCGGGTGTTTTCATTTCTGTTACATCAATCTCACCTGTAAATAATTTTCGAGAATCAGATATTGCTCTTTGATATTCAAATAGTTTAAATGCCATAGATTTTTTTGGATCAACTTTAATTAATCTAAAACCAAATATACCTGCAAGCTCATATGGTATTTCATATAACTCAGATCCTTTTCCTGGTTCTCCTGTAAATGCTTTTTTAGTTCTTTGAAATGGTTGTGTTGTAGGTAATAAAGTTTTACCAAGATGTGACATTATAAGTGAAACTTTTTCTGATCCTGGTGTTTGATCATTATATAATTGTTTACCTTCTCTTGTTCTTCCGTTTCTACCCCATATATCCATAAACGCTTCTGTATAAATTGATTCTGATATAAACGGTGATGCTGTTTCACCAGCAGCTTCTGCAATACCTTCTATAAAACCTTTTAATAAAATTTCTTCGTTATCAATACCTTCTTGAATATTACGTAATACAGTTTGAAATGGTCTTGTTAATGTATCGTAAACGTTATTTTTTGACCAATCAATGTAATACAATTCATTTGTTTCTGGATCTCTTGTATATATTTTTTGTGAACTTTTAGCCCAAGGCGCTACAAAATTATTTGCTGCATCTGCTTCATCATTTGATACACCAAATATAGCTTGTGATCCTTTTGTTAATGCATAAGGTATTATACCCATTGCACTAACCATACCTACAAGTCTTTTCATACCTAAACCTTTCATAGGATTTGTACTTGTAATTGGATTTAAACTTCTTGTTACTGGATCTCTTAAATCTTTTGCTATCTGTTCAAATATACCATAACCTGTTCTAAATACTTCTGACGGCCATGACATAAAGTTACCAAAAGGTGATACCCTTGCAGCTCTTACAAATTCACCAACCTTTGCATAGTTTGGCACTGTATCTTGCACGATTTGTGCTACTTCTTGTTTTAATGCTTGTGGTGATATTTTTATTCCTGCTTTTGCATATCTTTCACCTCTTTGTACTAATTGCACTTCATAATTTATAATCTTCCAAATATCATCTTCTGCAACGTATAAGTCTTGCATAAATTTACCAGCTTGTTTAACACCTCTACTAGCTTTTTTACCTAATGAGTTAATCATAGGAAATAAAATACTATCAGTTGCAAAATTACCTTCACCAAATCTTACATCTTTCATTAGATTTCTTAGATCCCCAAGCCTTACGTTTGTATTTACAATACCTAATTCTAGATACTCTCTGTATTTTTCTTGTGATAATTCTTTTCTTGGTCCACCTACTTGCACTGTTCCAAAAGCATTGTTCATTGCTTGTTTAAATATTCTTGGGTCCGTGAACATTGTTCCGTTAGCAAATGAAAATGCACTAGAACTTAAAAAGTTTCTTATGTGTGTAGGTACAGATAGAATTGTTTTTGCATATTGTGCACCAGCTTTAGGTGTTAATAATAAATTACGCCATGCCCATGAAAATGTTTTACCTATTGGTCCACCAGTTTCACCTCTCATAAAATCTTGTATCTTAGATACGTTTGTAAAACTTTCAGCTATCTCTCTTGTTGTATATGTATTAGATAATCTGTTTACCAATACACCATCTTTAAAATATTCTTTTACATAATCATCCATCTTAACTATTTCAGGTTCGTTACCAAAAGCTCTTTTGGCTGCGAGTGGTGTAGAATGAAAAAATCCTCTCTGACCAAAAGGTGTTTCAGCTTTTGTATTTGCTTTTGCTACAGCATCTGCATCTAAGATTTCATCAAACAATTGATTTTTTCTAGCAACAATAGATAATCTATTCATACCTTCAAAAATAGAATGTCTAACATCATTGATTTCACCAAATAAATCTCTAAATGCTTTTGATCCTTTACCTATAACTTGTATTTCTTTTTTACCACCAGGTAATTTTTTTTCTAAAGTCTGTGCAAATGTCTTTAATGCAAATGCATCGTCAGCTGATCTAGATAAATTTTGATATGCAAATGTAGGTAGTCTATCTCTTTTTGGATCCATCTTTCTAACTTGTTTAATAATATCATTAACCATACCTTCCGCTTCTATTTCTGTAATAGGGTTTTTATTTTTAGCTGCATAACGCATAAATATATTTTTAACTCTATCTATGTCTTGTCTTGCTGGTTTGTATTTAGATAAAAATCCTGCTTCTGCATTTTCAAATATTTCAAAAGTATTACCTATATAGTTTTTAACTCTGTTACCCATTATCTTACGTAGATCAACACCCACACCTGCCGGTAAATCTACTTTTGCTCCAGGTCCACCTGCTGTTATGTTTAATATATCTGTAAACTCTTCTCTTGTTTTTGCTATAGATCTTAAAATATTATTACCAACAACAGTTCCTTCTTTCTTACCCATTCTATTAGTTATTGTTTTCATAACTTTTTGTGTAAGTTCTGTGTCTAATGGTTTGTTTAAATCACCTTTGAATAAAGTGTCATCTAATAATGTTAAAAATTTTTTTCGTTCTTCTACAGATGAAGCATTAAAAAATTTTCTAAATTCTGGAAATGCTTTATCAACTTCTTTATCTATTCTAGCTACTTTTTCTTCAGCAAAGTTTGTATCTCTCATCTCTCTTGCTTTCTGTGTTTTTTTTGCTTCAGCAACTTCTATTGGTTTTGTTCCTCTAAATCTAAATGCACCAGCAAATTTATCTAATGCTTGATCAAATACACCACTACTGTATGCAAGTTCTTTACCACGTTTTGCTAATGCTTTTCCTGCAACTCCAACACCATAAACAAATGGTGTGAGAAAAATAGATTCTGCACCAAACTTTGCTCTATTCATTAATTTTCTAGCTGCGTCTTCAGACGGGTCTATTTCTTCTTCTCTATCTAAAGCAAGATATGCATCCGGTCCAAACAAATCACTTATGTTTCCTATCTTTTCAACATCAGCTACAAGCGTTTCTCCAGCTGCACCACCTAATACAACTGCACTAAATCTTTGTTTACCGGATAATTTATTTAATTCTTCAGCTTTCTTTTTACCTTTTGCTATATTAGGATTTTTAAAACTTATAAGTTTACCAGCTCGTTTTGCTTTTAATGCTTTTGTAGCTAGTATTGTTGCAAGTTTTGCACCTGCAGTTCCTACAGAACCTATTTGTACTAATGCTTCTGTAAGTCTACCAATTGCTCTTTCCTCTGCTATTTCTTCTAATGGATTAAGTTTATCAAAGAATGCTTCTACCTGCGCTGCAGAATTTTCTGTTGCTCCAAGGTCCAAGAGCTCTGCACCAAGAGACACTACACCTTCAACAGTTTTTATAGCACCAGAACCAATTCCAGCTACAAATGCTGTTGCACCTGATACTTCGTTATTTAACTCTGCTTCCGGTAATTCAATATCTGTTTCATCTGTACCTGTGTACAAATTTTTATTTATATCTTTTTCGTTATCTTCTTTTTTTTGATTTTTACCTAAAGATTTCTCAGGTACTAGACTGCCTGTCTTTGGATCTATAACAAATGTTGCCATTTTTACTCCGTTCCATCAACGTCTTGTATCGGCTGTAAAGTTATTGCATCTATTTCTGTAAAATTATTACCATCTCTTTTATATGCTTTACCTGTACTAGCATCTAAAAATACAAATCCTGGTGGAACAGATTGAAAGTTTGGTTCAAATTTTTTACTTTTATTATTGTATTCATAGTTTAAAGTATAAACGGGGTTATCACTATCTTTAGCTCTTAATCTAAAATCAGCTATGTTAGCTGCATTATCTTGTATAATTTGATTTGGATTATCTTTATATAAATCAGTTAACACTTCAAATTGTGCTTCTCTAGTTTGCGCTGCATAACCTTCTTTTGATTTTATTTGTGCTATCTCAAGATCACTTGCTCTATCTAATTCTGATTGACTGGCTTCAAAAGCTTGTTCAGCTTCTGCCGCTCTTTTTGCTGTATCAGTTTCTATTGCTTGACCCACTATCGCTTGTTGTAATGCTCTATCTTGTAATGATCTTTGAGCTTGCATAGTTTGAAATGTATTAAATGGTTCTTTAGCTGCAGTAGCTGCAGTAGATAATAGCCCACCTCTTGGTGAAGCAGACATTAGATTTAAACCAAAGTTAGTTAGAAAACTAGATACAGATCCAGGCATAGATTGTGTTTGAACATTAGGTGCAAATTTATTGTATAAATCACTAATTCTTTTTACTTCACTACCAACAGCACCAACACTACCTTGATTGTATTTTGGTCTTTCTAAACCAGATGTAATTCCGCCACCAGCAGATCCACCTCTTCTAAACATTGGTCTTTTTAAAGTTCTATTCATTATCCTCTATTCATAAATCCAGCAAATGGATTTTGATTAACAACTGATCCATATATACCGGCAAGCGTAGAACCAACTCCTAATGCGGTTTGTAATGGCGTAGGGTTTGGAACGTTACTTGTTTGTGTTTGTCCCGGATAGCCACCCATGATTCCTGCAACTTGACCTGCGTATCTATCTAATTGTTCTTGTGGTTGATAAGTAGCCATTCTTGTGGCTTCTCTTTGCGCATCTAGTACAGCTTGAGATTGTGCCTGGTTTATAGCGCCCAACGAACCTAATTGTGAAATATCTCCTGATCGTAATCCAGGCACAAGTGATGCTAAACCTAGCTGCGTTTGTAGATCAGCAGCTCTTTGAGCTTGTGCTTGACCGAAACCTTGTTGATTTAATTGTGCAAGCACTGATGCTCTATTTCTATCAGAACCAGCATCATATTCTGCTAATTGAACTCCTTCTCTGCCTCCACCAAATGCTCCTGATTGTACAGCTCTATCTCTAATAGATTGTCTATTTATAGCTGCATTTCTATCAAATTCTGAAAGTGTTGCATCAATAACTTGTGATTGATATGGCGACATATATTGTTGAGTTTGTGCCGCTGTCATTGGTCCTGTTAAATTTTGTGCTGCTGTTAAATACGGTTGAAAAGAACCAACACCTTGTGTTGCTAAAGTTTGTGCTTGTGTTTGTAATGCATCTTGTGCAGCAACTTGTGGTGCAAGTCCTGCTAAACTATCTTGTCTAATTCCAAACTGTGTAGCTGCATCTTGACGTGCTTTAAATTGTGCAGCGTCTTCACCTGTTTGTTGTGTTAATGAACCTATACCTCTTGTAACTACTGGTACAGCTGTTTGTGATGTAATCTGTGTTGCAAGATCTTTACCTAAATCTTCAACAAACTGTGCGGGTAAATTTCTTACTGTTTCTGTTGCCATTATATGACTTCTCCTAATCTTTGTGATGTTTGAAACATTTGTTTTGCGCCATCTAATCCTTGCGATTCTTCAGATACATCACCTCCGGATTCGAGGTTTTTCATCATGTTATACATAACTTCAGCGCCTTTGTCTATATCTCCATCACCTGCATTTCTAACAGCTTCAGCTGTAAATACAAACTCATTTTTAGATAATCTTGCAGGCACATCGTCTGCTTTTTCCATTCTTCCTATTGGTACAAAACCACCTTCAGCTCTTAAATCCATTTCTTGTCCACCCATGTCCAATAGTGGCATAACTTTTTTAGCCACAGGTTCTGCTGAACCTCCTTCAGCCATAAATCTTGGTGCCATATAATTATATGGATTAGCTCTTATAGCTTCAATATCTATACCTTCACCTCTATATGGTTCTCCTTCATCATCTTCAGGAGGAGCACCAACACCTAATAAAGGTAATGCAGATGCTAGACCTATTGCTTTTATTGCACTAATACCACCTTTACCATCTCCTAATAAAGCTCCACCTATTTTACTGTCATCTATTTTTTTAGCAAATTCTGCAAACTTAGATAATTCTTCTGGGTTTGTTTTTGAAAGTGTGTCTATAACTTTTGGATCAATTTTTTCTAAAGCTGATAAATCTCCTTGTGCAAACACATCACCCGATGGTGCTGTAATATTAGCGCCAACTCTAGGTGTTAAAGCTACTTCATCAAATATATTTGTACTTGGAATACCACCTTTAATATTTGCAGCACCACCAGAACCACCTAAACCTAAATCATTAAATTTAGACATATCTGAATAATCTACCATTGCTGCTTTATCTGCACCTGTCATTGGTTGTGCTCCTTGGGCCGGGTTCATTGTAGCTAGAGCGCCACTTAATGCTGCTGATCTTAATATACCTTTTGCATCTAAACCTTGACCAGATGCTAATTGTAAACCACCTTGTGTTAATCCTGATATTGCTGCTTGTCTCATAAACGGACTAGCACCAGCCATAAATCCTGTACTACCGATAGCGTATGGTGCATAAAGTGCTATTGCTGTTTGTACGTATGGATTTTTTAATACTTTTTTTCTAGCTCTATTTACTTTAGAACCAATTTTTTTAACTGCTTTAGTTGCTTTTTTAATAATACCACCAACAAAATAATTTTGTCTTGCAACTTCGGTATTTGCAATTCCACCATCAGCCATAAATCTATATGCTATACCTGGTTGTTGAGTTGTTGTTGGTACATTAGAAGCTGCTGCTGCGTTTGCTGCTGCTTGTTGTTGTGCTAGTAATTGTGCTGCTGTTAAAACATTATTGTTTCCATTATCATTATCTTGATCAATAGGATTACCATATGCATCTATTGTGCCAGCCATTCTAGCTGACATATAATCATCATAACTTAAATTAGTTTTACCTGCAGGTACAACTTTTTCATTATAAAAATCTAAATTATTTAACGGACCAAACTTAGTAGCTATATTTCTTATTATATTTAAAGGTGTTGGAAGTTTACTATATATAGATTTAGCTTTATCTAAAAAACTAGGTTGTCCAAAAAAATCTCCTGCTTTATTTCTACCTGTAGGGCTAGGTCCCTTATATCCTTCTGTAATACCTGTAGAAGATTTTGTACTAACTCTACCTGTCATAATATCAGAGGCCCTAGTTTTATTTCTATCTCCTTTACTACCGCCATCATTTGGTCCACCTGGACTTGCATCATATCCTCCAAGATCACCTTGTAATGACATAATACCATTTGGTCCTTTGTTTGGTTTACCATCTTCAAGACCACCATGCATATTAAGTGCAATCAAAACTTGTTTTTCTGGTTCTGTAATATAAGCTAGTTCTGTATCAGGATGTTCTGGTGATGATTTCCATTTTATAGGTGTTGTAACTTCTTTTTGTTTACCAAGATAGTTAGGTCCACCTCCCTGCATTACAGGTTCTTTACTTCCTTCTTTATACATTTGTCGTGCTTGTTGTGAATTTGTTATAGCCATTATTCGTCCTTGTCAGAAGATGCACCTAATGTAGGTATCTTCGCAACTTTAATTTTTACAGTTCTAGTTATATGTTCTCTTTGCGTATCGGTATCTGGATTGTTAATATCGTCTTCTGCTTCTTGATCTGAATTATATTCTTGATTAGTTTCTTTATTTTTTAAAACTATCTCAGCTTCACATTTTACAACAGGTACTTTTTTACCATCTATTTCTACGTATTCGACTGTTCCTTCTTCTATAAATGCCATAATTAATCTCTATTTATTTGTAGCACAGAAATAACCATATGTAACCTATTTCCTGTAGCTGCGGTTGCTTTTAAAATTTCACCCTCTTGCATTATAAGAGGTTGTGATAATAACTCAACTGTTTGATTAGCTGATACAGCCTTTGTTTTAAACAAATTAAATACAGCTGCTCCAGCTGTTAGTGTTATTGATATACTATCTGCGTTACCAGAGTCTTCAGATACTATTATTGATTTAATAATGCTAGTTGTAGCTATTGGACTGGTATAAACAGTCGTATTTGACGTATCTGTAAAATCTATTTTTGCGTTTGTATATATATTAGCCACCGATAAACCAAGAGATTCTCTCTTGCTCCTGTTTTAATTCATCTAGAAATGTTGAGTTTAATTGTTCTTTCATTAGTGTCAACGCTCTATTAATTTGTTTTTGATTTGAAAAGTCATACTCTTCTTTTGGTTCTGGTATTCTTACAGTTACTTTGGCCATTATCTTCTACCATCCGGTTGTATGTCTAATCTTAATGTGCCAAATCTCCAAGATTCACTAGCTGCATCATTTGCTATTTTAACACTAGCAAATCTACCTCTAGCTCTTGTATCTTTTTTCTGTGTAGTAGACGTAATTGTAAATGGACTGTAAGAAGAATTACTTGTTGTATCTTGTGGGTATCTTTTTAATCCAATAGTTACTTTAGCATTACCAAGTAATGTTTTAAAATCTGGTATAAATCTTCTCATAGCTAAAAATACTTCACCTGCAACTTTAGGTCCTGCACTTCTACCTTGTCCATCTTTTGATCTTTGTTCAAGATCAAAGTCAAATGATTGTATGAAAGATGTAAGAGTTGTAGTTGTACCATTTGGATTTACTTGATCAGTTCCTACTTCATGTTCAAAATAAGTTGTTTGACCTAAACCGGTTTGTCCAACAACTATTGGAAATGTTCCGTTTGCACTTGCATCATATTTAGTTGCATATGGATTCTTATATATAGTAGCATCCATCCAACTTGTTCTAGCTTCTGTTCCAGTATACCAAACACCACCTCTTACTCCTGCTGATTCACCAAAATTAAACACAACATATTTATCATTGTAGTCTGAAGAAGATGATGGATAATACCAAGTAATTTCTGTAAATAAGTTATTTAAACCTGCTGAAACTTGTTGACCTTTAGTAGTATCAAAATTATCAAATACAGAATCTTCAACAGTACATGGTAAAGATTTTACTGTACCATCGTAAAGAAAAAATCCTTTTGGACTTAACCAGAATGCAGCACCGTCTATTTCTACAACAGCATTTTGACCTATTAATCCACAGTTTGTACCTACTTGTTCGACAGCAAAGGTAAAAGGTGCACCTATAAATTTCATTGTGTACAATGCATTATCAGTCCATATTAGAATAACTTCTTTTGCTTTTAATGCACCCATAATTTTTGTGCCATCTTGTAGTCTTTGTGTACCAGCTGTGTTTGTTGCTGAAGGTGTAAATGTATTAATATCTTCTTGGTCCGAGAACCTAATAAACATATCGTCTTGTGAATCAGGTGTACCTATTGTTGTTTCTGTTCCTAAATGAATTAAGTGTCTTGTTGTTGGTGATATAAGAGTAGATCTTGTTTTGGTTGGATTATTTGTTGTTTGAAAATTAGAAGTTGTTGATGATGCACGAGTTGTTAATCTTTGTGATATACCAGAGTTCCATGTAAATGTTTTACCATTTAAAATAGTTGCAACTAAAACTTCACCAAAATTATCTAATGACCACAATCCAGGTTCTAGTGTAACATCTGATGCAGCTGCTGCTTCACCCCAATTACCATTACCGTAAGGATCCATACCCCAACCATAACCATATGTTTGTTCTCTAGGACCTACAGGTTCAAAAGGTTTTATACTTAAACTACCACCTGTTGATACAGTGCCTGTTGCATTACTAGCTTGATTAATTGTAAAAGTTCCTGTTGTTGGAACACTAATTACTTGAAAGTTTTTATCTTCAAATTGTGCATTAGTAAAACCTGTACCACCTGGTAATGTAACACTATCTAATTGTACAATGTCACCAACAGATAAACCATGACCTGCTTTTGTAACTGTGCAAGTAGGTTGACCATTTGTTGTAGCAATTGTTGCAGATGTTAACGTAGTCTTAAGAGGTGTAATATCGTAAAGTTGACCTTCAAAATATATAAGCAAAAACTTATCTGTTCCAAGAGCCACGTACCTATTACCGTCGTTATCTACAAATGCATGTTGTTTTCTAGCAACGCCAACAATTGTGTCTGTTGTAAGTGATGCCCAACCACCAACTTTTTCAGGAAGACCATATCTAAATCTTACATTATCAGAATCAACCCAACGGTTCTCTGCACCTGCTGGTGTATCTTGTTTATCGATTCCAGGTCTAAAATTAAACTCAACAAGAGCCATCAGTAGCTCCTATATTTTATCTTTGTAAGCCCAACCTCTAGTCGCACTTACGTAAACTAAAGTAAATGCTGCGCCATTTACATTGACTACTAAGTTTGATGCTGAACCCAAGATGTTAGAACCATTTCTGCCTATGGTTAAGTTGTTTGAATTAAAATTACCGCCTGCTCCACCACCATCTATAAAATGAACTTCTGCGCCAACTGAAGGTGATGATGGTAATGTTACGGTTACTGGTGATGCACTTGTGTCTACTATTACTTGATCATTAACAACTGCGGTGTAAGTACCATTAGTTGTAATATATCCTCTTTCAACAATACTAGAATTTACATTTGTACCATCAGAATATAATACTGATTTTGATTGTACAGGTAATGATATGCCTGTGCCAGATACAGTTTTAAAAGTTAATGTATATCTATTAGATGTTCTACTCGTAGCATCTTCAACCACGTATACTCTTTCGACTGAATCTGGAACTGTTACAGTTCTGTTCGCCGCAAGAGTACCCGTTAGTTTTAAGTACAGGTTTTTACCATTTGATACAGCTCCATTAGAAATCGCTAACGCTACGTCAGACGATGCTACATCTATAGATATGTAGCCAGATGAGGCTTGTTCTAATTGCTGAAGATTGGTGTTAGTTATAGTACCCCATGTACCTGACTTCTCACCGGTAGTCATTAATTCTAATTTTAAATTACTCGAAAATGTTGATGCCATAATTCTCCTATGGGTTAAGCGGATCTATTGGGACCCACGTTTGCCCTGCGTTTGGATCTATTGGGTTCCATGATACCACAGAAACCGTACCTAATGCAAGGTTAAATCTATTACCAGCTGGTCTAACTCCTGAAGCTATTGTTGTGTTTCCAACAGCAATATTAACTCTTTGGCCATTAGCTAAAACAACTACATTTTGTATTCCAACCCCTGCAAATGTTGTTGATGAAAAGGCTGTTGCTCCAAAAAACATATTATATCTCCGTCCAAACTTGGCTAGCATTCATTGGAACTGCTTCCCATTTTCTAATTAAAATTTCAGATGTTCCAATATCTAAACCATTACCTGTTGGTAAAGCTTTTGCTTTAGCTATAACTGTTACATTACTAGTAGCTATATTAACTCGTTTTCCTGTAACAATAGCCGTAGCATTTGCTTTAGCTGTAACATCTCCTATTGCTAAATCAAAACCATTACCTGTAACAGATAAATTACATTTACCTATAATAGTTACATTACCTGTTGCAAGATCTAATTCTTGTCCTGTAATAGGTGGTTTAGATCCTGCTTTTACTATTACTGTTCCATTTGCTAATTCAAATGCATTACCTGTAACTGGTACATTTTTTGGTATAGAAGCTTCTGCATTACCAATACCTAATTCTAAGCCATTACCAAGTAACGCTTGTCTAGCTTTAGCAACAATAGTTACATCACTTGTACCAATATTAACTCTTTTACCAGTAACTGATACATTAGCTTTACCAATGATAGTAGAATCACCAACAGATACATTGATCCGTGATCCAAGGACACTGACGAATGCATTAGGGTTAAAGCCTACATCTGAAAATGCAGCTGAGGCGAAGGGTGTTGCGCCAAAGTACATGGCAGGTTACCTGGCAGTTGCCGGAATATTATTACTGCCAACTATGCTTTGGCCAAATGCCATGTAGATGTATGTTGAACCAGATTGATTGTGATAAGCTGATGCTGGATTTATTTTAACACCATTAGATAAGAAATTTATTTCATTTCCACTAAAATTACTTTCAGTATAAGTGCTATCTAACCAATAAAAACCACCATCTCTAGCATTGTATTGTTGTGCTTCTGAATCAACAAAATTCCAATGGTCATCTCCACCACTATCATCTGCATTTTTCCATAAAAACAATTTTGGTTTAAAACCTGTATAAATAAATGGTGAATTTGGATATGCTGTACCATTACCCTCAAAAGTACCAAACTTACTAAAACCAGTTTTCTCTGCGAAGCAGTAGGCTATAAATGATACATCATTTGCATTAACATTTCCACTTGTACCAAGAGTAAAAACAGAACTTGTTGGTGTTGTGCTATTCCATCTAGTGTTTTCAACACTAGCAGCACCAGTTGTATTTAAAGAAAGTTTTTTTGTATTTCCAATACCTACATGATAAACTTGCCAATCTGCTGACGTTAATTTTTTAACAATAATCATTTTAGGAACTGCAGATAAATGATGTGGTATTGTGTGTCCAGCAGAACCATTACCTAAATATTTTATAATAGAAAAACCAGCAGTTGTACTTACTGAACCAGAATATGCTTTACCAGTTCCAGAGCCTGTAGTTGTTCCAGACACAGATGTTCCAGCTTTCCAACAGAAAGCATTCATTGTTTCTGTGTTTCCATTTACAGAACCATCTGCACCAACAGTAAATCCATCTGAACCAAATGCTTGTAATTGTTGTGCTTCAGCAGCATTTGCAGAATTTTCATTAGGAACAAGTCTGTAAGTAGCACCTCTTAATACATCAAAAGCTCTCCAGTTTTGTGTTGAACTTGCATTTTTAAACCAAACCATATCTGGTTGAAAACCAACTCCTGTGATTGCATGACCACTTGTATTGTTTCCAGTGAATCTTTTATTTTTAAAAAATAAAGCTGACTTATCTATTGATGCGTATGCCATTATAAATTTAATCCTTTTGTTGATAAAGCAGTATAACCTGTTGGTACATCATATTCAAATATTCCATTACCACTTGCGTTAGTTCCTGCACTAGATACTGCTGTTGTTCCGAAGTAGCCATTACCATAATTAACATCTAATGTTGAATTATTTACAGATGGAACAAAAAACCAAGTCCCATAAGAGTTTGCAGAAGTTGGTAAATCTATAGCACCAGTTCCTGTAGAACCACTTGTAGGTACACCAGAATTTTGCCAAGTGCCATTTTTACTAAAATAAATTTTTCCATTATCAATATCTATTGCAACACCAATAATATCTCCACTTGTATAAGAATTACCATAACTTGTAGCATTGTCTCCAATATATTTATTTCCATTATTATAATAACCAACACTTAATGAAGTAGAACCTGCGTAAGTTTGGGTAAGTAAAAGATTATCATATTGGTCAGTAGCACCTGCAAAATGGTTTCCACTTGAACCTATTTTTTGTTCCATATAAAATTTTCCTTTAGTCATACCTAAAGTTGATATTGCATATCTCCAAACCCCAGAACCAACAGAATAAGAATTATTACCATTTAAAAAAACTGGATTTTTATCTGCACCATTATCTATTGGATTTCCTGTAGCAAAAACATTACTTGGACAATCTTCTGTTTTTGTAAGTGTACCACCACTTACTGAAAAATTACCACTTGAATTTCCTGCTTGATTAGTGACTGAATTTCCATCTTTTAAAATAAAATATCCATTATTTCCATAAGTTAAACTAGGATTGGCTTTAATTTTCCATTCTCCAGTTGTACTATCTGTTTCTCCAAATGATGTTGGAGCATAACTTTGACCATCACAATAATGAATATGTGATAAACTACCAGTTAAATAATTTCCTGGATTAGAAGATTGATACCTTCCATGAGCCATAACTTTTTGACCTAAATTCATTGCTTTATTTTGTGTCATGTAAGTTGGAGAACTACCATTAGCATTTAAATATGATATTTGTTCACCATTGACATACATTCTAACTCTATTTGAATCTGTTGATTGTGTAGTGTCATATCTAAAAACAAAATTATACCATGCAGAAGTATCTCTAAATAACATTTCAGTATCATAGTTGTATTCTGAACTTCCATCATACCAACCCATTCTTATTGTGTTGTCTGTTTGAAATAATAATTCTAATTTTTGAGTATGACCTGATGCGTTTTCATGTATAAAAAAGTATTGAGTTGAACTTAAAGTTGCTCTTTTTATCCAAAAAGAAAATGTAAAAGTAGTTGAACTTGTTACACTTCCTGTTGCTGCTCTGCTTATCCATGTATTAGCCATTAGTTAAATTGTCCTCCACCTGATGCACCATGAGATATTGTAATTGTAAACTGTCTGTCAGCCGTTTGGGCCTGTGCATCCGTTGCTCGTATAGTAAATGTATACGTAGTAGTACTGCTTGACCCTGACTCAGTTCCAGATATTACTCCGGTGCTTGCATTAATTGTTACACCACCTGGAAAACTTCCAGATGACTTAGCAAAGCTTGTAGCATTTGTTGCTGCAACTGTAAAGTTGACACTTCCTGCAGCGGCCACTGTTCCTAGACTACCTGCAGAAGTCGTCCACGCAGGTGCATCAGATACAGTAAGTAAAGCTGTTCCAGATCTACATGCAATACCATCGTTATTTTCTAATCTTAAAAAGTATGTACCATCAACCGGTAAAGTAAATGTTGCAACAACCGTTGTTGTATTTGTAAATGATACTGAGTCTGCAGTTACAATTGCACCAGTAGATGAATTAATTGCATCTACAAAAGGTGGTGTCGAACTGTCTTTAAAATTTGTACCTGTAAGTGTTATAGCTGTTTGTGTGTTTTCAACAACACTTGGACTAATAGAACTTATAGTTGGAAAAAGAACACTATCAGAAAAAGATAATGTACCTGATCCGTTAGTCGAGATTACTTGATTCGCTGTACCATCAGTTGCTGGTAATTTTAAAAATACACCTGTGTTAATTGTAGATGAATTATGATTTATAAAATTACCCATGTTCGCATGTGATGAACATTGGTAGTATAAAATGTTTGGTGTATCATTATCAACAGCAATAGTTGTATGTGCACCAGCTTGTCCTGGTGTACCAGATGTAGTTACACCTGTTGTAAATGCAGTTGTCTTTGATACGTTATTGTAAAATCTTAATGGATGACCAGAGTTAGATGCATCTGATTGATCAAATTTATAGTAGTATGGTTTACCTGTATCATTACCTTTTAATTCTATGATAGGTGTTTCAATAGCATTAATTGAATAACCATTATTGCTTCCAACATTGTGATACGGAGAAGCTGCAGTTTTAGTAATAACTTTAACTGTAAATACTTTTGGGCTCGATGAAGAAAAATAAGTCCCTTCAAATCCTCCACCACCAGAATCTTTACTGATGATCAGATTACCATTCTGGTCCTGAATTGTATCTACTTTTAATATACTACTCATAATTATCTAGCCGTTGCCGGTATACTTGCTCCTACATTAGCTACAAGAGGTTCTGCTGCTATTGCCATGTAGATAAAAGTTGCATTAGCTTTATTTTCTCCATTGCCACTTGTTCTTAATTTAAATCCATTAGATAAAATATCCAAATCATCAGAAGTACCTTCTGCATCAGAATTGTTTATTTTTAAATGGTCATTATCAACATTGTAACCTTCTCTTTTATTATCATATATCATCCAATTTGATACACTTGTAGAGTCTTTTAATATAACCATAGCTGGTTTAAATCCTGTGTAAATAAATGTACCATTTGTACTTGCATTACCAACATAGCTTCCAAATTTTGAGTAGCCTTTTTTTTCTGCAAAAGCATAACAAATATTAGTAGTACCACTACCATTTATTTCACTTTGATTTCCCATAGTCCAAACTAAATTAGTTGGAGCTGTGTCATTCCAATAATTAGCTTGTGTAACTTCTGCTCCAGTTGTAAAAAGTATGTGTTTAGTAGGGCCTAATTGTTTATGATAAATAGTCCATTGAGTACCAGAAGCACTATATTTTTTTATAATCATAAAATCTGGTACTACACCCAAACCATGCCCAACTGTTGCAGTTGCACCTGTACCTGTGTATTGATTTATAGAAAAACCTGCTGTCGTATTAACAGAAGTGTAAGTAGTATTTATAGAACCATCTGTATTTGATGAACCTTGTCCAGTTCCTGCTTTCCAGTTCCATGATGCAAAAGTATCAGAGTTTCCATTAATCATTGATGATGTTCCAATACTAAATCCATCAGTTCCAAAAGCTGTTAATGAATTAGCATTTGTAGCCTCTGCTGCTGTATCATTAGAATATAACTGTTTTGTTACACCTCTTACAGCATCATATAGTCCATGATCTGCTGTGCTATTTCTTTTTTTAAGCCATACCCAATCAGGTTGAAATCCAACACCTGTAATTGATTGTGTTCCACCATTACCTGTATAAAGTTTAGTATTAAAATGTAAGCTAGGTTTTGAGATTGTTGAGTATGCCATATTATTTGTTATCCGTATGTGTTAATATTTTTTGTATTCAATGCGTAATATCCAGATGGTACATCATATTCAAATAAACTTCCATTACCATTTGAACCAGCAGAAGTTATAGCTGTAGTACCAAAATATCCGTTGCCTGTGTTAATACTAACACTTCTACCACCAGTACCATTACACATAGCAAAAGGCATTACAAACTGGTTAGCAAAAGATGAGCCTAAAGCTACTGCTGAACCTGTTGGAGAACCATTAAGATAAAATTGAACTTGTCCATAAGTACCTGCTGTCATATCCAAAGCAACTCCAACTACATCTGTTGTTGCAGATATTGCTGTAAAATAACTTTCAGTTTCACTACCATCATTTGTTAATCTTCCTGCATAAAAATATGTAATCATTCCATCAGTTGCTTGGTAAGGTAAATTAATATTTATATTACATTCACTTGATATAAAACCTACAAAAGTTTGTGCTTCAATAAATTGTGAAAATTCCCAATACCACTTACCTGTTTTAGGGGGTACTGCAAGTGTACTTCCTATTGGTTGCCAATTATTTTGATTAGATGCAATCTTCCCATTACCATTTGACATTGTTAAAGCTCTACCAGCTTGAAAATGAAGTGGATTAAAAGTAGCATAAACATTTGATGGTGTATCAAGTGCTTGTTTTAAATTTCCATTAACTGTAAATGTGCTTGAGTTACCAGAACTATCTGTACCAAGTGCTGCAGAGTTTTCAAATTTTAAATGAAAACCTGTATTACCCCAAGTAACACCAGATGGTGATTTAAATTTCCAAATACCTGATGTTGAATCTGTTTCACCAAATGTTGTGTAAGCTGGAGATGTGCTATCTACAAATGCAACATGACTTTGATAACCTTCAAAAAGATTACTACCACCATTACTTGCACCAATAGTTCTTACTCCTTCTCTAGGTAAAGAAAGGGCTTGGTCTTGATTTGGATAAGTAGTTTCAGCAAGAGTTTCTTGAACCCCATTTACATAAAATTTAAGTCTATTTGTATTTGTTCCTTGTGTTGTATCTACCTGTAATACTAAATGATACCATGCTGAAGTATCTCTAAATTTTCTTGTTGTTGCAAATATTGCAGTATCTCCACCTGCTACTCTATCAAAATATCTTAAATCATCTCCAGACCTAAAATACATATAACCATAATTACTAGAATCTTTGTAATTATAAAAAATTGTTTGGTCAGCTGATAATTTACTTCTTTTAATCCAAGCACTATAAGTAAATTTAGTTTGATTAGCTGGTGTTGCTGTTTCGTTAAATGTTAAATAACTATTTGCCATAATATTATCCTAGTTAAACTGTCCAGAGTTATTAGCTCCTAAATTAATTGTTATTGTAAATGCTCTATCAGCAGTTTGACCTTGAGCATCAGTTGCACGAATAGTAAAAGTATACGTTGTATCAGCTGTAGCACCAGTTTCAGTTCCAGTCAATGTAGACGAACCTGATCCACTATTTAATGTCATACCACCTGGAAATGTTCCAGATGTTTTTGCCATTGATACTGAATTAGTTGCTGTTAATGTAATTGTACCAAAACTTGCGCCACCAGAAAATGAACCTAATGACCCTGCTGCTGTTTGCCATGCTGGTGCATCAGAAACTGTAAGCACTGCAGATGTTTGAACTGCATTACCATCTGGGTTTTCAATATATAATAAATAAGTACCATCAACTGGTAGTGTAAATTTTACTGTGATCTGTGATGCTGAGTTGTAAGCTACTTCATCAGCAGATACTCTAGCACCCGTAGATGAATTAATTGCTGTAACTAATGGTACAGATGCAAAACTACCACCAGCAATTACACAAGTTGTTTGTGCATTTTCAATTACGTTTGGAGTTATAGATGTAAAAGTTGGTCTTGTTTCTGTAGCAATAGTTACTGATCCACCAAGCGCTACTGCTTGACCATTAATTGTAATTTGTCCTGATCCTGTAAGAGCTGAGTTTGCAATATTCTGTGTTCCAGCAAACGTTGCACCACTAGGTATAGTTATAGTATCACCACTATCTCCTAGCTGTACGTTGGTCCCGGACCTTGGACTAATTTTATTTACTTTTATTTCACTCATAATTATCCTGCCGTTGCCGGTATGTTATTTGTTCCTACAATCGGGTTTTCTGCAAATGCCATGTAAATTGTTGTGTTTCCATTACCATTAATTCCAGTATTTGAACTTCTAATTTTAAAACCATTTGATGTAAGATCTAGCATTTTTGAATTTGATTCTGATGAATTTGCATTTGGAAATAATAATCTAGGAGAATCTGATGAGTTAAATCCTAATCTTTTATTATCAAACATTGACCACCAATCACTTATACTAGAATTTTTTGCTAAAACAAAAGCAGGTTTAAATCCAGTATAAACATATGGTCCATTAGTATCTCCATTTCCTATGGATTTTCCAAATTTTGAATAACCCTTTATTTCTGAAAAACAATAAGCTACACATGGAGCATTAGTACCTACATTAGCAGTATTACCTGTCCAAACAGAAGTTGTTGGTGCTGTATTTCCAAAAGCTGTGTTAGATGCTGAAGCACCAGTATTATTTAAAGCAAGAAAATTTGTCCAACCTAAACTATCGTGACCTACTTGCCATGAACTTGAACCAGTTGGTCTATACATAACCATTTTTGGTGCTACTCCCAAACCATGACCTACTGTAAATGTTCCTGAACCAGGAGTTGTAAATGTTGAAACTGAAAAACCTGCTGTTGCATTTGCTGAAAGAGTTGCAGATAAAGAGCCATCGGAGTTTGATGAACCAGAACCACCTGCTTTCCAGTTCCATGATGCATAAGTATTACTATTATCATTTACTAATCCACTTGCACCAACAGTAAAACCATCAGTTCCAAAAGCAGTTAAATAATTTGATGATGTAGCTTCTGCACTTGAACTATCACTATTTAGTGCTTTTTGTACTCCTCTTAAAACATCAAATAAAACATGACTTTCTGCGACACCTCTATTTTTTATCCAAACCCAATCTGGTTGAAAACCAACACCTGTCACAGCTTGTGTTCCACCATTACCAGTATAAAGTTTAGTATTAAAATGTAAGTTAGGTTTATTAATTTGTGCCATTAACTATACTCCTGTGCGTTTAATGATTTAGTACAAAGTGCTCGATAGCCCGCTGGGACATCATACTCAAATATACCTATTCCGTCATCTGGATTTTCTGCTGATGATACAGCAGTTGTACCAAAAAATCCAAGACCCATATTTAAATGAAATTTTGCGTGATAACTTCCATTGGTAAAAGCTATAGATGGCATATAAAAACCGAAATCAGTACTAGCTGGATCTGTTAATGGTATAGCACCTGTACCAGTAGAACCTGAAGTTGGTACACCACTATTTTGAAATACACCGTTTTTAGAAAAATATAATTTGTTGTTATCTAAATCCATAGCAACACCTATAATATCATCAATAGCATAAGAATTGCCATAAGATGTGGTAGCATTATTAATTTGTTTAACTCCACTTCCTCTATAAGCAACATCGTTTGGAAAATACCCAAGAGTATAACCTGAGCTTGTAGCAAAAGTTGATGTAACTCCAATCATTAATTCACTATCATTACCACCATTTTTATTAAATGGTTTTACTTCCCAATAATATTTTCCCTTTGAAGCACCTAAAGTTGAACTTGGATTAGAATATTGACTATTACCAGTTTGAACTGTTGTATTAAAATTACTCATGTTATTATTAGTTTCATCTCCCCACCACCATTTCATGTCTAATGAATTTATAGTTGAAAATACATTTGAAGGTGTATCTTTAACTTGAAGAATTGTACCCGAAACTGTCAAATTATTTGATTGACCAGATGAATCAAGTCCCATGTTTGCTGAGTTATCAAATTTTAAAAAGAATCCATTTGTTCCATAAGTTACCGTTGGCGATGTTTTAGCTTTCCAAATTCCTGTTGTTGAATCTATTTCACCAAAAGTTGACGGTGTTAAAGCTGAGCCGTCTACAAAATGAACATGAGCAAACTGACCTGGAAATGTAGATGAATTAGGGGTTCTATAATGACCAACAGCCACTGAACTACCACTTACATTAACTGGAATATCTAAATTTTGTGATGGGTTTGTTCTATTTGCAAAAGATGTTTCTTGCACTCCGTTTACATAAACTTTAAATCTATCATCTGCTGTTGCTAAAGTTGTGTCTACTGTAAAAACAAAATGATACCAAGCGTTATTATCTCTAAGACGTCTGTTAGTAGTTAATCTAAATTGATAACCACTATTATAGTGATATAATTCTAATTGACCAGTAGTAGCAAATCTAAAATCCATATAAGGCCCAGAATCACCACTACCAATCATACCAAAAAAATTTCTTTCAACATCAGTTGAGGCTTTTCTAATCCACATACTTGCTGTAAATTTTTTTCTATTAGTAGGTGTTCCTACAGTTCTTTTAAGATATGCGGTTGCTGATGACATTAACAGAATCCTCCAGAGTTTGTTATACCAACTTCACCAGTAATTGACAACGCTTGTGTTGTTACCTGTGCCTGCGCATCTGTTGCTTTTAATGTAAAATTGTATGTAGTTTCACTAGCAGTGTTTGGTAAAGTTCCTGATAAAACTGCTCTATATGTAGACCCACTTACATTTGATGTAGATCCTAAACTTATTCCTGAAGGTAATGAAGATCCAGAGTTGATAGCTATTGTTACAGCACTATCTCCTGTAACATCTATGTTTTGTGAATAAGATTGATTAGCTGTTCCATTAGGTAAACTTGTTGTCGTAAATACAGGGCCATCTGAAATAACTAAATCTGATGAACTTCTAACTGCATTACCGTCTGGATTTGTTAATAAAATTCTAACGTTTTGTCCGTTTGTTAAACCTGCTGTACCAGTTGTAAAACTAACTGTTGTTGCATTTGTAAATGTAACAGAAGTTGCAAATTGAACCAAACCATTTGCTCTTTGTAATTCTACTTTTGGTATAGATGCAAAATTTGTTCCTGTTAAAGTTATTGTACCACCCACATCTGCATCAATAGTAGCAGGTGAAATACCTGTAATCGTTGGTTGTGTTTCTGTAGGTATGGTAGCAGATCCACCTAAGTTTACAGCAACACCATTGATTGTAATTTGTTCATTTACTAAAGCAGAGTTTGGAATACTATCATTTTGAAATGTTAGACTATCTCCAGCTTCACCAATTTGAACGTTAGTTCCTGACTGTGGTATAATTTTATTAACTTCTAAAGTACTCATTATATAATTACCAAATTACCTGTTACTGTTACAGTTCCTGATACAGTTACTGGCCCTGCTAAAACTCCTGAGTCCATTGTTTGAACATCAGAAATAGTTGATGCGTGTGTTGTTACATAAGTTGTGGCTGTCATACTTGCAGACGGAGCTCGTTTTGCAGGGTAAGTACAAAATACAGTTTTAGTTCCTGCTTGAAAATTCACAAGGTTGTCTGAATTTGAAGAGGAGATAATTGTGGTTCTGGAAAGTGTATCAGTACCTGCATCAGTTACTGTTCCAATACCAACTTCAAAATCAGATGTTCCGTCATGTGAAATACAATAGAACGTACTATTCGTATCACCGATACCAGCAACAAAAGTTTCGAAACCTACTTCGGTTCCTGTTAAATTAATTGTTCCTGTACCAGTAGATGTACTAGTCTGTTTAACTCTGTCGTTTAATACAAAAGCCATTTATTAAATTCCTAACTATTATGCGTCGCCTAGTCTAATAATAGCATTTGATGCATCAGCAGTAGGAAACTGAATAATAAAGTCTCCATTAGTTGCTGTTTTATTTCCACCAAAGTCTAATACCAAAGCTAATTCGTTTCCGCCGCCAGTTGTTTTATATATTGCAGCACCTGCAGCAGTCAATGTTACGGACGGAAAAGTTAAATCAGCAAAATCAACAAATGCAGTTGTTGTTCCTGCAACTCCATTATTTGTTAATGTGTTTCCACCTGCTGAATATGATGTTCCTGACGTACCAACTTCATTACCTGTTTGGTAAACAGTTGATGTTGCACTGTAGCCGGCAATACTAGTATATAAAGCACACTTAAATGTATTTCCTCCATTACCTGATGTATCAAAATTAAATACTCCTTTTAACAAACCAGACTTGAAAGAATTAGGTACTATATTTGCCATGTTTTTTTATCTCCTTGTTTATGGTGATGGTGATTTTAATGGAGTACGAATTGCACCATCTTGCCATTCGTCTCGGCGTCTTCTACCTTGTTGTTCGATAGAGTACGAAGCTAAAGCCCTTTGATATGACTGCTCGTAGTATTGTAGCATATCTGCTGGACCTTTCAAGTATCCATATGCTTCTACTAGAGTTCCATATAAAAGTAAATCTTGATATTTATTACTTAAATAAGTAGTTGTTGAATTTGATGTCGTTATACTAGCTGGTTGTTTTATATATGCTAGTGTTATTTCATAAGTAGCATTTGGTGTTGGGGCCACGACCCAAAAATTAGCGTCCCAGTTAGCATAATATTTTGGAATACCAGATGCTGTTCCAGGCTTATCATAAAATTCAGCCATATATGATGTATCTTTTTTTTCTAAAAATGTTTGAACATTAGGTGTTACGTTGGTATTTTTTAATTGAACATATCTAATAACTCTTAAATCAGAAGGAATAGTTACATATCTATTACCAGTTGCTAAATTAGAAGTAGCATAAAATCTATTATCATCAGAATCAGCATCACGATATATTCTGTTTTCAGCATTTTTAGCCATCGTAGTTAAAATTGCATCAGTTAAAACTGTATCATCAACTTCTGTGTATGATCTAATATCGTCTTTTAAATTTTGAAATGTATAAGCCATTATTTAATACCTCGTAGCATTGGACTAACAAATGCATTTTCTCCACCACCTGTTATAGTCCCTGTTGCATTATAAGGCAAGGTTACAGTAAATCCAATATTGACTGTTTTTGTAGCTGGCATAGCTCCAGTATTTTCTGTTCTTGTTATTACTGTTTGAATTTTTAAACTTGGAAAAATATTTACTCCAGTAGGATGTGCAGATGCTGTTGTGCTTTCCGCAACCTCACCTCTAAATTGAGCATTAGTTCCTCTTGTTAAACCCGTTAATATTTGTCCACCTGATTTACCGCTATATTGAATAACTTCTCTTTCAATAACAGGTACATATTCTGCAGCTCCAGTTGCAGGTGTAGTTGAACTTTGTATAAAAAAGAAACCTGTATTAGCACAAAGATTATTACCATCAAAAGTTACAGTTGTAGCTGTAGAAGATAAATTAGACGCTAAAACATGAAACAAAGGAAATATGTTTGTACCTAAATTAAAAGATTCTATTGAATTATTACTAGCAGCATTAAAAAATAAAACTTCATCACCAACTTTCAAATCATGGTTTAAAAAACTAACTGTTAAAATAGGACTTCCGTTTGTAACACTAAAAGGATTACTAGGTAAAGCAAGTGCAACAGGTGGTTCTTTTCTTGCAGGTCTTATATTTCTTAATGCAACACCTTCAGCAGAAATTGGTTTTGGTTCTAACTGAGGTTGTTTGGGTTCAAATTCTGATATATGAACTAACGATCCATTCCATTCTCTTACCATTTCTTGATAAGGAAATTGCATTCCTGATCTATCTGATATGGCAAGTGCTTTTTTTCCTGATGAATATAATGGCATTATGTTCCTGGATAATAAGTTTTAGGTGTTATGTAAGTACTTGAAGCTGAACCATCTTCTGCAAGAGCTCTTGCTAGTTCATCTTCGTATAATAATTTCATACCTTGGGTTAATTGTGGTGCATATTTTTGAGATAAATAATAAGTTAAACCTGAAACCATACAAGGTACAAATCTAAATGGTAGATCAGTTGAGTTTGTATAGTCTCCAACATCATCAATTCTTTTTATATAATATATGTGAACATGTTTTGCAGCGTTGGTAGAATCAGGTGTTGGGTAAACATGTACTTCAGTTCTATCTATAAATCTTTCAACCCAATATTGATTAGGTGTACCTTTTGTTTTTTTATTTGATAAACCACCATAAGTTGATCTATCAATTTTTGTCATTGGTGTATCTGATTGATCTGTTGACCCAATAGTATTTGCTCTTAATTGTGATTCTAAAATATCACTTACACTAAAAATATTTTCAGCAGCGTTTGCATTATTTTTTGTTGTAGCTTGATCTCCAGCAGCCGTGGCTTCTGCTGACGACCTATATAATTTATATGTATCTTGTCCTTCAACAAGATCAATATTAGTATCTCTTATTTCCCAATAATGAATACCTCTATTACCCCATTCTTGTAAAAGAATATTAAGAGATCTTCTTGAAGATTTTAATTGATAACCCGTTACGTTATGTATTCCTAAACGCTCAAAAGATTCCTCTACTATTTCATCAATAGTAAAATCTTTACCGAACGTTGTAGTTCCGGAAGTAGTATTAGCCACAATTTACCTCCCTAACCAGTGTAACCTAAAGTGACTGATCCTGTTCCTGATATAGTAGCATGTACAGTGTCTTCGAATCTTATTCCTTCACCAGGAACAAAAATATCTAAACCTTCTGTTGCAAAGTGTGCTTGAAATAATAAAGCGCCACTATTGTCTGCACTATTTCTTAATTCAAGTTGACCGGCAGCATGACCTTTTGCTTGAATGTAAGTTATTCTACATGGTCCAATATTAGTTGCACCACCAGCAATTGTCTTTACCTGTCCTGTACCTGTTACTCTTGTAAATCTTTGATCTGACATAGTTCTCCTTAAAATTTATGTGTGGGCCGAAGCCCACACTAAATTATTTATTATGCTTCTTTAGCAAATACACCTTGTACATCAACAATCGTCCAATGTGCTGTTGAGTTTAAAGATGCACATACTACAAAGTCACCGACTTTTTGTGTAGTTTTTGTATTAATAAGATCTTTGTTATCTGTTAAAGATCCAGCATACAAAATACCATCAGCAGCATTTGGGCTGATAGTCATAGCATTAGTTCCATCAGGAGCTGTATTTACAAATGTAAATACTCTTCCAACAGAAATTGCAGGTAAAGTAAAAACCATACCATCAGTTGATGATGTAAAAGTTTTACCAGAATCTGCATTTGCAACTGTGTAGTTAGCTTTTTTTTCTTCTAGATTGAATCCAGTTAAACCTGCTTCGTTAAATTTACCTTGCAGTACTGGTCCTCTAAATAGTGTTTTTGCCATAGTATTATCCTCCTAGTTTTTTCGAACGCAGTCTCTAGGCCGTCGACTATACTCGTCTACGTTCTGATTAATTGTATAGTGATAAAACTATATACTAGTTTTAACTAGAGCGCAAGAGAGCCTGTAATGTGAATTGAATTTATTCAACGATGTAGCTTTTTACTAAGTAGCTACTGAAACTTGTGGAGCTGAACCTTCGACAGTGTTCTGCCTGTGGGCAATAGCTGCTTCTTCCAGCTTGATCTTTGTAATGACTTCTTTAACTTTGTCATCGATCCTGACCATTTCAAGAGTATATCTACCATTAGATAGATGCTCCTGTTCCCACTTCAACTCCAAGGACCTTTTTGCTTTGTAAAGGTCTTGTATCATTAACAACCTCCTCATAGGTTATTCTATTCAACGGACCAAACATTCCCGTTTTTTCCCAAACTATACTATTTTCTCCAAGTTTGTCAAGGATTGCTTGTTCTAATGAATTTGCATCGTCTTGTGATTCTACTTCGCATTTTCCGTAGTAATCGTAAGCCCAAATTTTTACTATAAATTTTTTCATGAATCTCACCATGTTATTTATTGATTGTGGCCGAACTATGTCCGGCCACAAAAATATGATTATTACGCTCCTGGAGATCCGAAGATACCTCTAGGGTCTGATACTCCAAACGAGTATCTTTCTCTAGCTTTGTATCTAACGTTACCAGTCTCGAAATCACCTTCCATTGCAGTTTTCAATGGAGCTCTGTTGAACATTTTCATGCCATTTGGCACGTCTGTTAAGATGTAGAAAGCATCTGAATCAGTTAGGTAATTGTTCACTCTATAACCTTGAGGAACCATACCCATAGATACGATTGCGTTTACATCGTTATCAGCTGTTCCAACTCTACCTTGAGATTTCATCAATCTCTCAGCTGTGAATTGAAGCTCAGAAGGAATGATCATTTTCACTCCTCTTGCTGCAACACGTAGACCTCTCTCGTCAGTCATCTTACCGATATCGATAAGAGCTTGTTCTAACGAAGTCTCGTTTAAGTCGGCACTTGTGCCTAACTCATTCGCGAATGTTCCTGCGATAGTTGGGTGATCGTTAGCCATTAAAGGTTTACCGTCCCCAGCGTTAAATGATGTGAAACCATTAATTAATGGTTCTACAGATTTAACTTGTTTCGCATTTGACATAGATCTTGCTAAAGCTTTTGTATATCTAGACGCAAGTCTATCATACAAGTTGTCCTCAATCGCTTCTTCAGTGATTGCGAACGCTAAAGCAACTGTCTCGTGTGTGTAACGAGCAGTAAAAGTTTCTTGTGCATCATCGTAAGATACGCCTGCACCTTCCGCTTTTACTTGTGCGTTTGCGAAGCCACTTAACATTACTTCCTCTTCGAAAGCTCTGTCAGATGACTCTTCAGTATAAATTTCAGCGTGCTGATTTTCATACCTTTTGTACTCCAGCCCAAATAGTGCATTTAGGCCTGGTTCTAGTTCTTTAACTAGCTGTGCTCTTGATATTGCCATGTCTATATGCTCCTATTATTGCCAACTAACAGCGTTAGTTAAGTATTGGTTAAGGTTCTGACAAACTACAACTGTAGCATTTGCTACTGATGTGTCTCCGTTTTCAGGGTCCTCAGCCGATCTTAAGATTCGCCATTGGTTAGCTGTGTTTGAGATACCTGCTGTTATTAGCTTTTTGCTTGATTGTCCAGAAGTGTGACTTCCAGATGGAGCAGCAGCTGTAACACCTACAGTTTTTCCAAAGTTTGCTTGAGCGACTGCGCCGTCAATACATCCAATGTATAACTGTAAAGGGTTATCGATAACAAATGCAGTGATATCTTCACTATTTGCTGGAGTAATAGGTTGTGCATAGCTATTCGCAAATGTCGGCTTCAAAGTTGTAGCCGCATTGTAGAATATACCATTTAGCACACCGATTGATTTGTCAGTGATTGCTGCTTCTGCTGTTTTCATGTATCCAACTTTAGACTGAATTACAGTCCCTTGGAACAAGTCAACATTATAACCAGCATCAATGAAGTATTTGCTTTGTCCACCGTTTGAAACGTTGCTTCCAACAGTTCCAGTAGGGATAAGACCAAAGCCAACAGTGTTTCTATTTGCCATAGTTATTACTCCTTATGTACCTGCCGTCGTAAAACGGCCTCCAGTACGGTTTATATTAATTCAGTGATGTGAAAAAATTATTTTTTCGTACCACCGAAGGTTACACGAGATTGCCTTTCAACATTGATAGGCATTCTACTATCCTGCTCCTTCATTAGATCGTTGTCGACAGCTTCGCTTCGTTCTCTATGTCTATTCGACATATATTCTTGTCTTTGCTGTGCGATCTCTTCGGGTACCTTCGCAAGTAGAAGGCCACCGACCCCAATCACTCCCTTGTATTTCCCGTCTTCGAGAACTGGATAATCTGAAGAGTTTTCAATTTCATCGGCACGAACCAATTCATAACCTTCTCTTAAACGTCCGGTTAAATTTTTCGTATCTTGAAATCCTACGACTTCAGCTCTAATCCATCTATACCTGAATCCATCAGGTGCAGGGGGTGCATCTAGAGAAGATGGTGGAACCCACACTTTCGGTCTTTCAGATTTTGACCGTGTTTGGTTCGCACGAGAAGTGTTTTTATCTTTTTCCATTTTACGCTCCTTCCGTGTGTTTTAATTGTTTTGCGTATTCTTCGAGTGGCACACCTAATTTTTTCGCTATTGCGACCTGTGAAGATGTGAGTCTCACAGTTTTGCGACCAGGCTTTACGCTTCTATT